ACCCATCGCCTCAACACCAAGCGCTTTTCCAGCATCTTCAAGCTTTTCAACGAATCGCTCAACGTCCCCAAACGTGCGGTGAACATCTTCACGGCGCGGACGTGCGAGAACCTGCTCAACACCGACCCGTTCCTCAGTCTGACGCCCGAAGGCACCGAGGATGACGCCGACGCCATTAAATCGGCGGAGAAGCTGTTTCATGCCGAGATCACGACGAGCAAGACCCGCGCTCACCTTCGCGATGCCATCCGGCAGGCGGCACTCTCTGAGGCGGTGGTGAAGACCACGCTCGTCTATGACCAAGAAGAGCCCGAAATCGGCGATTTCTCGGTCCTGCTCCAATACCCAGACGGGCCGGCGGTGCGCGACTCCCACAACGGTTACGTGTTCAATGGCGATGATCAGGTGATTGATCACCCTGAGATTCTTGGGGTGCGGACGATCTTGCGCGATACCAATGTCGAGATCCCTGAAACGGCGGTCTGGAGCGCCCCGCGCAAGCTTACCAAGCCCGGCAAAATCACGACGCGGCTTGAGCAACAGCCGATCGGCTGGGAGAACTTTTACTGCTCGCTGCTTGAGAGCGACATTCACTCGGCCCCGGTGATCTTCCACGAGTTCGATGAAGACCTCGACAACCTGATGCGGCGCACGCGCGGGCAGCAACTCACCAAGCCCGCCCGTGAATGGCTGGAAGAAGTGGCGAAGACCCACCAGAACGACACCAAGTCGGAAGGCAAGCAGCCGCAGTATCACCGCGGCGAGCGCCCGCTTGAGCTCGGCGGGACGGTCAAAATCCACGTCTGCGAGATGTGGTTGCGTTACGACGTGCTGAAGACCGGTTACAGCCAGGAGATTTGTGTGACATGGGCGGTCGGCTACGGCGGGACCGAGATGATCCCGATCTTCTACGAACTGATGAAAGACTGTTCGCCGACGCAAAAGCGCCCGTTCCGCGTGATCCGCGTGATTCCGGTGCGCGACCGTTGGTATGGGTTCGGGTTCTACGACCTTTTGAGCAACGATCATGCGTTCGTTGACGACTCGTGGACGCGCATTCGCGCCCGAAGCTCGGCCAGTGGTCGCTTCGACTGGATGCGCAAAGGCTCGTGGGAAGGTCTGGAGTTCGGGCAGCCCGCCAGCCTTTCAAGCGGCCGGGTGAACTACCTCAAGGAGAACGTCGAAGGTCCGGCGAGCGAGCACGCTGGATCGATCGCGTTCCCTGAGATGGACCAGAACATTTGGAAGATGCTTGAGATGTCGATCAGCAACGCCCGCGCGATGTCCGGCACCGTCATGCCGTCGGACGTGCAGGAAGGCGGTTCGCCGGCGGGAAATACGGCGACCGGGATGAATGCGCTGATGAACGAGTCGGAGTTGATGGCGAACGACGCCACCCAAGACACCATGGAGGGCTTGCTTGATGTCCTGCGCGACGGGTTCATTGCACGTTTCAGCCACCTGGAAGAGGAGGAAGTGAACGAAGCGCTCGGGGCCGACAACGGCAAGAAACTGATGGACTGGGTGAAGAACAACAAGCCCTCCAACTGGTCGAAGCATCTGAAGTTGCTGCTGACAAAGAGCCGGTCACGTCAGGCGTTGGAGGCGAGCATGAACGCCAACAAACTGGTCACAGGGGGGTTGTCGTGGCTACAAATCTGCTCTCAGTTCCCGCAGTGGGTTGACCAACTCCGCCCGCTCTTCCACGACGGGCTTGCTGCGATGGATGTCAGTTCGGCGAAGAAGATTCTGGAAATTCCCCCGAATGCGATGCAGAATCCGGCGATGGCGCCCGGTCAACCTACGGCACCCGTCCAACAACCGCCCGCATGAGCCCGACCCACGCCCAATTCCTACGCAACCTCACAGGACGGCACATCCCGACGCCGGTCAAGGAGGGTGAACCACCTCCAACGCTCACGCCGGCCGAGACGCAGCTTTTCGGTGATCTGCAGTTCTTCGCCACCGATATACGCGTTGTTCGGGTGCTGAAGTTCGTCCGTGAGCAGGCGACCGCCGTTCATGATGGGCGAAGGAGCGATAAGGTGACCGACAACGAACTTAGGGCATCGAAGGCCAAGCTCGAGGCGATTACCAACGAAATCCCCGAGATGATCGTCAAGACGATCGAGAACTTTGAAACGCAGATCGCCGCCCGCGAGCATTGGATTGCCGAGCATCGCGACGACCAACCAACCGCCTCAGAATCACCCGCCGCTCCTGCGGCATAACACACACCCGTCATGTCCGCCATCTCCGACATCATCACAGATCCGCGCGAAGCGGCACGAAAGCCATCAGAACAGCGCGACAATGCTCTTTACGCGCTGCTCTATCAACCGCTCAAAGGCAAGTATGAGACCGTCGCCGCCGTTCAAACGGCGCAGGTTCTCGGCGGAAGCGGCGCAATCGGTGACTACATCGCTGGTCTGCTCGTGATCCCCGCCGTTGTTGCGTGCGGTGCTGTGACGCTTCTGGATGGTGCCACATCCATTTCCGTCTTTGTTGGTGGCGGAACAACGGCGCTTCCCTCCTGCATCCCGTTCTTCATCCCGCTCGGGATGCCGAGCGTCAATGGTCCGTGGAAGGTGACGACCGGAGCCAATGTGAGCGTGATCGCCATCGGCAACTTCACCTAAGATGCTTCCATTTCCACCATACACCTACGGTAATCCTGCGGCGATGGGCAAAGGCTTCGTCGGTGCGCTGGATGGTCTGACGACAAACCTTGCAGGCGTGTGGTGGATAGCCAAGCGGCTTCTCTCATCCTACACCGGCGCACTGATCCGCGTGCGCCGGTCCTCAGACTCGACGGAGTTGGACATTGGCTACGATGCCGCAGGCGACCTTGATACCGCTGCCTTGCTGGCGTTCTGCGGAGCGGGAGACGGATTCATCACCGTCATCTACAACCAACTCGGCGGCACCAACATCACACAAACTATTGCTATTCGTCAGCCAAAGATTGTAGCGAGCGGATCGTTGGTAACGACAAACTCCGTTCCTGCGGGCGACACCTATGGCACCACCATCTGGATGGATGCTCCGCAGCTTTCCGGCTCGGCGATGACGCTTTATACGCGCACCCAGAACACGGCGGGTGGATCGTTCTGGGGATGCCCCGTTGCAAAATTTGGCTCCTCTGCATCGACTGAATTTTGGCCAGAAAGCACCAACAATGTCGATATTGGAGCTGGATCTACCACACGCAAAGGAACGATCACAAGTTCGGTAGCGATTACAAATTCAAATGTCATCACGATTGTCTCAGCCGCCTCTAGCTACACTCTCCGCATTGGTGGAGTTACACAATACACAGACGGAACCAACGTTGTAGGATTTGGAGCTACGCCTAATTTGTTTGGTCAGAATGGCCTGGTGAATAATCTGCGCCAACTTGGCTTGATCTGGTATCAGGCGCAGCACACATCCACAGAGTGGTTACAGGTGGAGGCTGTCCTATGAGAGTCTTCGTTCCAACTTCCGGCGCAACCGTTTGTGCATCCTTGAGCGATGCTCTTTGGAGCCTTACCCAACCCAAAGCCATCCGCCCGCCACTGGACACGCAACGCATGTTTGACTCCATCACCTGCACAGATGGCAGTGTGTGGTTGGAGGTGGACACCACCTTCGACATTCTTGTCCACGCAGAAGCCGAACTCGACGGCATAGCCGACGTGCTCCAGCCGTGGGTGGATGAAGGAGCCCTGCCTGCCGACACCATCCCGAACCTCGCCGCCTTCGTGGAGTCCAAGCGCGGGCAGAACCTCGTCGTGTGGGATGCCTTCCCACAGTTCTTCAAGGACCAGTCCAAGACCCGAGAGGAACTTGTCACCATCGGTCTTCTCTCACCTATCAACCCATGACCCGCCATGCTCGCCATTCTCCTTGGAAGATTGCAGTGTCCTTCGCCTGCCCCGAAGCCCTCGGAGCAGCCACCGAAACGTCCACTTGATGAAGCTATGCCACCAAAATTGTGCTATGTTGCCGAGGTCATGCTCGGATCGATGATCACCATCGTAGCGGCCGCCATCAAGTTTCTCGGTGATTCAGCGGCGACGACCGAGCGGCAGGAGGCGTTGAACTGGCTGCTTCTGCCATTCCTCGGAGCGCTGGCGGCGGCCTTGTGCGCGTTCCTGCTCAATCCACGCGAGGAAGATCGGCGGACGATTGGCGGGCGTCTCATCGGCGGGATGTTCTTCGGCAGTGTCGCGCCTAATCTGGCATTTTACTTGAGCGAGACCCTTCAGCGGGCGAGCGTGATACCTGCGGTGCCGTTGACAATCGGTTTCTGCATCTGCGCGCTCGTTTACATGCTGATCAAGAAGTTCTTCAACGAGGGGTTCAAGCGGGCCGACACGGTGAGCGAGAAAATATGGGATAAAATCGAGGATAAAACCGGCCTCGGTGACGATGAAGAAGGGTGATTGACAGCCCGAGGGGTGGGCGTTTATGGTGTGGCCTCGCAAAGTTGCCACTATGAAATCACAACTATTGATCCTCGCCGTCGTCGCGTGCGCCTTGTCGTCATGCGGAATCCCCGAAAGCAAAGCTGTTGCGGCTCATGCCGCCGGTGAACTCGCTCTCGTTCCTTCCGGTGCTCCTTACGGTGCCGCTGGCGCTCCCAGTGTTGGCGCGCAAGGTAAAACCCCCGAGTCCGACAAAGCCGATGCCTTTTGGGGGAGGAAGACACGATGAAAGTCTTCGCCGCAATTTTGGCACTGGCGGGATTTGCCGCCTCATTTGTATCCTTCAGTTACTGTCTTGAGCCGGAGCCGCTTAGCGTCATATGCGGGCTGTTCTTCGGCCTGCTGTTCTGGTCGTTATCCGCCGTCGTCACGATCCGACTCATTCAAGGGGCGACAATCACGCTCCTGATGGTGTCTCTTTGCTCTTGCGGGACGACGTTCTACGAATCGCTCCACGAGGAATACAGCGGCGGCATGATTGCCGTTCGCAATCGCGTCCGCGACTTCGGCATTCAGAACGGCGGCACTCGCAGCGTCCGGAGGGCGGATGGCAGTTCGGAGGTCAACGATTATCAGGTGAGCTTTCGCGACGCTATGTCAGCGATTGGAGTCGCCGTTTCTTCCCTCTCCTACACTGCCCAACAGTCCGCTAAATACGCCTTTGACAAGTATCAGGCCGGACAGATCACAAAGCAGCAGTTCAACCAGCAAATGTTCGACCTCAAGAAATACGAGGCCGCGGGACAAGGAACGCTCGTTGAACCGGGGAAAACCCTCGTCACACCCAACGGTGCAGTAACAGCCCCGGCTCTGTGATTGCACTTCTCACAATCTCACAGGAGGCGAAGCCGGTAGCGTGGCTTTTCCTCCTGTTTTTCATAACCGTGCTCATCCTCCTATCCAAGCGCCCATGAAATCATTCTTCGAGTCCAAGACCGTCATCTTCTCCGCCTTCGCCGTTCTCGCCAAAATGTATGGCTTCAAGACCGGCGATGCTCAAAACGCCTACGAGTTGATCAACGTGCTTTGGCCGGTCATCCTCGGCATCTTCGCCGACATCACGGCCATGATTCAGCGCATCCGACAAAGCGAGTTTCATGCGAATTGGGGTTCGTCGGCCTTTTGGATGGCGATCATCTCGGGCCTTTGCACGATCGTCGGAGCGTTCGGCGTGGACATCACCGCACTTCAGGGGATTCTCCAGAAGGGGTTGGACAACGGGCCAGCTTGGGGCGCTCTCACCGCCTCGCTCGTCGCCATCTGGGGTGCGGTGACCGCCTCCAAGCCTATTGCGCCGAAGAACCCGAACCTGACGCTCATGCTGCCGTTCCTGCTCGCGCTCAGTGGTTCGGCGTTCGCTGACAGTCCTCCAACACTTGCTCGCGTGGTCTCCGCCCGTGTGATTCGCGTGATTGATGGCGACACGTTCAAGGCCGATGTGGATCTTGGTTTCGGGGTGGCGTTGGTCAATCAGTCAGTGCGTCTCGCCAACGTCCACGCGATCGAGCTCCACGACACGACGACCGACGAGGGGAAGGCTGAAGCGATTGCGCTCGCCAACATCCTCCCGAACGGGTCCGTTGTCCTCATCACCTACAACTCTACGCCGTGGGACAAGTATCACCGCGTTCTCGGCACCGTCTGGAAGGGCGATGTGTGTGTGAATGCTGAGATGAAGAAACTTCCGCAGGGTGGTCGCTGATATGGCTCTACAACCACACCAGCAGCGCGTAATCGATGAGCGTGACGAGCTTCAAGTCCGGGCTGACGCCTTGGAGCGGTTCATCCTCGGAAACCCGATCTATCCGACGCTCCCCACGGAAGAACGGCGAGACCTTTCCGAGCAGCTTGTTCACATGCGGGCTTACCTCGGCATCCTCAACCAACGAATCAAGCGGTTCTCCGCGTAACTCAGTGCCAACCCATCCCAACCATGAACATCATCCGTCGCTTCATCCTTTCCTTCGCTGGCTTTGCGCTTGCGGTTTCTGCCATTGCTGCCGACCCGAGCCCGTCAACGTGCGTCGCCATCCGAACCCCGAACCATCGCCCGCCGGCGGGTGTGTTCCAGATTTGGGGCGACTCCACGAAGTTCTGGAAGAACGGCAGCATCATCACCGTGCAGTTCCTTGAGGGTTCGGCACGTCAGCAGGATGCTGCTTGGAAGCGTTTTCAGGTGCTCAACCAGATCACCGGGCTGCAGTTCGTGCGAGCGACCAAACCGCCCGGCATGGTTCGCGTGGCGTTCAACCCCAACAACGGGCACTGGTCCTACGTCGGGACCGACATTCTGACGGCGGCCCCGAAGTCGCGGCCAACGATGAACCTCGCTTTGTCGGCCCAGCTCATCGGCGGCGATCCTGATCGCGAGTGGGACAGGGTAGCGATTCACGAGATACTCCACACATGCGGGATGATGCACGAGCACCAGCACCCACAAGCCGGGATTCCGTGGAACAAGCCCGCTGTCTATGCCTACTACGGACAGACGCAGGGATGGAGCAAGGCGCAGATCGACTACCAAGTATTGAACCGGTGGAAGGGGACGACGTTCAACGGGACGGCGTTCGATCCTGATTCGATCATGGAGTATCCGATACCGGCGAACCTCACGACCAACGGCTTTTCGGTCGGGTGGAACTCGAAGTTGTCGCCGAACGACATCGCGTTTCTCGCCAAACTCTACCCGCATCCCGCGAAATGAAGTTGCATTCAGTCTTCTTCACCCCGCAACCCGTCCGCGCTAGCCTTCAGCGTGGAGCGGCAGCAGCTCCGGTCGATGGCAAAGTCATCAACCGGGGAACCCCGCCCGAGTCGTTCCTTCGTGAACTCATCGCCTGGGGGAAGACGGCGCCGGACGAGATTTTCGCCCGCAACAACGTCAAGGACATCTATTCGAGTGTCGCCGAAAAGCTCGGTCCCTATCCAACGCTGCTTTACCGCCGCGCGGTGATGCTGGAGGTCATGCGGGTCCTGGCAGGGTTTGAGAGTTCATGGAACTGGCAATGCGGCCGCGATCTTGCGAACCCAAATTCAGACACCGATGCGGAGATTGAGGCCGGCGCGTGGCAGGTATCGTTCGACTCGAGAGGCTTCGGGGCCGATTTGAGGGCTATCACCCCCGATAACCCCAAAGACTTCCAGCGACAGATGAAGAGCAATCACCCGCTGGCGATGGAATACATCGCCCGCCTTCTGCGCCACACGACCCGCCACAACGGGCCGGTGAAGCGCGGGGAGATTCACCCTTGGTTGCGGAGGGACGCCGCGGAGGAGTTCTTGGAACTCTTGAGCTGATACCACAACCAAGTTGTGTGAAATTTCAGTTCTGCCTACTTGATGCGGCGTTTCTCGTTTTCATCGTGAAGCGTGGCTGGCGAGTCGATCACTTCGACCCCTTCCAGCGTTTGATCTACAGCCCATTGCTCGCCGCTGCCGTTGTATGGGCAATAGCCGTTTGTGAGTCCTTGTCCCATCTCCGCCGTGTGATGGAACCACCATTGCCTCCCATGTTTTGGATTCGGATACTGCTTCACCACGGCGATCTTGTGCATGTAATGCTTCTTTCGGCCCTTCCCGCATCGCCTCCCGAAGAAGTGAAACACGCGGAGGATGTCGAACTCACGAATGACTTGACCGTGCATATCGCGAAGCACCGGCAAAGGCAGAACAAGGCGCGGCACATCAACAGAAGGGGCCGCTGTGTTTTCGGTATTGGTTGCCATAGAGTCAGTCTTGAGTGTTGTTGGTGCCGCGCTCCCGCCCCTTCTGTGTGTGCGCTTGATCGTTAAAGCAGCACCGCCCCCTTTTCCTGCTGGGTTTGCCACCATAGGCGATTTCCGTCGTTGACGTATTGCAGGAACCGGAGTTGGCCGGCATCGTAGAGATCCCGGTGGGCAAGGAATGTCTGCCGTGCGTAACCTTCCCATGCGCTCTTGCTCTTTGACACGATTTCAAGCCATCGCGCCTCTTCACTAAATCCACCGTGAAGCAACGCGACAATCGTGTTTTCAAAACTCTGCCCGCGAACATTCATCGGTTCCGCCCACACATGCTCCATACGGTCAGCCCTGAGTGCCTTGTGCATCTCATCGGCGAACAGCCGGTAATCGTTTTGCGGCAGACTTGGGCAGATCATACCGAAGGTGCGCCAACCATCGTCTTGAAGAAGGTGGATTGAGGCAATCCGCTTGCTCACGTTGGCGGTGCTAGGCTCAATCGCCGCCGCAAGCTTGTCGTCCAGCGTGCCGGTCGAGACGCCGAAGATCAGGCGACCTTTGACGTTGCGGTGGTCGTCGTGATCGGGGAGGATGCTGTTCGACCACTCGAGCAGCCGTTGAGCGATGATCGGCAGGAAACTTGACTTGGACAGCAGGCGGATTTGCCAGTTCGTCAACTCGAGGATGAGCTTGCAGGCTTCGACGGTCTCCGCAACCAACTCCATGTTGGCCGCCACATCGACGGCGGGGCTGCTGTAGATCACACGGGTATCGGTCGCATCGTAGTATTTGGGGCTCCCGTCCCGTTTGAGAAGCTGCCCGCGCATGATCTTCAAGGCATCTTCCCGGCGCACGACGACATCGCTGTGATCGCGTCCGGCGAGCACGCCATGCAGGAGCTTGCGATAGACCGACGGAACATAGCAGTAGGTGCAGGAATAGACGCAGGCGAGCCCGGTCGAGAACGTCGGGCCATCGCAAAGGAGTTTCGGGGCGAAACCGCTGTTCATGTTGATGACCGAACGTGCGGGTGCGTAGAGGACCGGTTTCCCGGCCATCGTTTCGCGTGAGTAGTGGGTGGGTGTCATAGTGGTTCGTTTGGATTACTGCTTGTCACTTGCAATAGGCACCACCTTACCGCGGTAGTTGGTGCGGAAGTAGTCGGCGTGCTGCTGACAGAGGATTGTCCCGGCTGGCGTTACGTGGGTGCCTAATGCCGCGCACTGCCGACCCGTGGTAACGACGATGTGACCGCATTGGGTATCGTCAATGCCATCCGCCTTGCACCGTGGGCATGTGCAGTCTTCGTTGTGGCGAATAGTTCGTGCCTGGGGTGGATCTTCGCGGTTCATGGGAGATAGTCTTGCTTGAGTTTGATGCACAACCAGTGCGGGTAGCTCTGCCCTTGGCTGTTCGTCGGCAGATGTCCGCACGACGCGAGGGAGAGGGCGAGGAAGAGTGTCGTGGTGATCTTCATGGCGTCAGGAGGATGGAGGGCAACATGTAACGCGGAACGGCGTCGATCATGAAAGAGGCGTCGAGGACCGCATGAAGCATGGACTCGTTTGTTGGTGCCGCCCTAATCCGCTCGGCAAAGACCCACACCTTGTAGTATTTTCCACGCCAAAACATCCAATAGACAACGTGATTGAATGCGTCCGGCTCTGATGCGGCGAGCAATGTGTCTTCCGTCGGCCGCTCTCTGCGGATCGGCATGATGTTAACGTCTCTTGTCATAGTGGTGACGAATTGAACCGCAAATGTTGATTTGTGTCAAATACTTCTTGCATTCGGTGCATTGCGTGCATTATACTCGTCACGCATGAGAGTCAACGTCACACTCCCAGACAACTCGGAGACCGCCAAGGCCATCCGAATCCTCGCCGCGCAACAGGGGACGAACGCCAAAACGGTCGTTCACTCCTTGCTCGTGGCATCCACCACCAAAAAGAAAGGTTCCAAGTGAGCATCATTCGTCGCATCCTTCGCCGCTACCGCATCTGGCGCTACAACCGCAAGATGGCACTGTGCCAGCAGCCCCGTCTTTACCGGCTCTACTGTGTCGCGTTCCTGGCGTTCACCACCGAACAGGGGCGTGAGATCGCCGACTCAATGACGTTCGGTGTCGCTCACTCAGCCGCCATTCAGGGTGCCGCCCACGGCGCTCTCATCGGTGCCGGAATCACCTACGTCATCATGACGTTGCGCGACCCGCGCAAAAAAACGGCCCGCCGCTGATGATCCCAGCGACGGGCCGACTGCAGAGGACGCATATACCACTACGACATTCCCTAGCTATGGCCAGACTACCCTACACCCACGCCGCGTCAAGCGACGTTCACGAGACAACGATTGAAAACGTCGTCGTCCGCTACCGGTTCACTCCCGCCTGTCCGGCTGTCATCCGTGCCGCCCGCGAGGACTGCACGCCAGACGTGCCGGCGGAACTCGACCTGCTGTCCGTTACCTCGGCCAGTGGCGAAAACCTCATCCCTTTCCTTAAACACTTCGGCTTTGTGGCTAGCATCGAGGAGATGCTTCCCGAGCCTTCAACCCGATAAACACCATGCAAGACAAACCGCTCCACATCACCACCCTTGAACTCAGTAACTTCAAGCGTATCCGCGCTTTCTCGGTCGGCTTGAACGATGGCGAACCCCTCATCCTGACCGGCGACAACGGGGCCGGCAAATCCTCCGTGCTCGATGCCGTGTTCATGGCGCTGACCGGCGACGGGCTCAACGACCCGATCCGCCGCGGTGCCTCCAAGGCGACGATCAACCTCGTGCTCGGCGACGGGCAGGGGGTGAACTACGAGATCGAAAAGCGCATCACCCCGAAAGGTGCATCGCTCTACATCAGCGACGCCGACAAGAACCAGATCAAGAGCCCGCAGGCGTTTCTTGACTCGCTGGTCGGCACCCTCGCCTTTGACCCGCTGGAGTTCTCGCGCATGGGTCGGGACGCCAAAGGCCGGAAGGCTCAGGCGGCGATCATCCGCGACCTCACCGGGCTCAACACCGACAAGCTGGACGCCGAATACGCGAAGCTCTTCGCCGAGCGGACGGTTGCGAACCGCACGCTTGCCGAGGCCGAGGCAAAGTTCAAGGGTGTTCCCCGCCCTGAAATTCCTGCCGTCCTGACATTGCCGGAGATCCCGCCTTTCCAGTGGGACGAAGCGGAAACGTCGGCCTCGTCGCTCATCACCAAGCGTGACGCGATGATGTCCGCCGCGCAGGACTACACGCAGGCGATGAACGCCGTCACACAGTCCGACGACGACGTGAAGAGCCTCCAGGCTACGATTGAAGAGGTCCGCGCCCAACTGAAGCGGCTTGAGCAGTCGCTTCTTGAGGCGGAGGCCGACCGCGAGGCGAACAAGGCGAAGGCCGAGGCGTTGCGGGCATCCTCGCCGAGCGACGCTGATCTTTCGGCGATCACCCAGCAGATTACCGACATTGACGCGATCAATGCCGGTATCCGTGCCCGTCGGGAGGCCGCCGCCGAAGCGCACCGTCAGGCGGTCAAGGAGCGGGATGATAAGCAGCGGAACAACGCCGACGCTATCCGCATTGCCGAGGCTGAGCTTCGCGCGTGGCTGTCGATGGAGCAGGATGTCAAAGACGCCAGCGAACGGGCTGATGCCTACACGGCGCGACTGGACAGCATCAAGGCCGAGAAGACCGCACTCACCGCTGAGGCGAAGATGCCGGTCGAGGGGATGACGTTCGACGAGTCCGGTGTCATGATCAACGGCCTGCCGTTTGACCAACTCTCGACCGCCGAGCAGATCCGCACGTCGGCGCTCGTGGCGATGGCCTCCAATCCGAAGCTCCGCATCATCCTCATTCGTGAGGGGGCGCTTGTGAACAAAGCGAACCTGAAGGTGATCTTTGATGCCGCCAAGGACCGCGGCTATCAGATTCTCATCGAGAAGTTCGCCGAAGAGGCGGGCGATGAGGGGCTTCACATCGTTGACGGGGCTGTGACCGCGATTGACGGGCAGCCTGTCTAACCACCACAACCCGCTGGCAGGTCCGACCCCTGCCAGCAACCTTTTACACGAAATGGACACACAACACGACGGGGGACCTGCATTCCCCGGTTTTCAATACACAAATGGCTATGGGAATAGCCGCATGAATGAATATACTGGTGAGTGGGAGGTTTGGGGTCATGGCATGTCCCTGCGTGACTGGTTTGCCGGTCAGGCTCTTGCAATGTTGGGTGATCCCGGCTGTGTAGGCAGTGATGACGAAATCGCTAAATGTGCATACAAGTTCGCCGACGCGATGATCAAAGCTCGGGAGGTGAAGCCATGAATCCATTCACCCACTCCCCCGAACTCGACAAACTCGCCCCGGCGCTCGCCCAGTTCCAACTTGAGAACCTTGTCGTCGTCGAAGAAGGGACGAACAAGCAACTCAGCAACAGCCGTTACGCCTACCTCTCCGACATCCTGATCGAAATCAGGCCGAAGCTCGCCGAGTGCAAACTCTCAGTCTCTCAGTTCGTCGGTGATGTGACGAAGGTTGATGATGTGCTGGCTGTCGGCGTCACGACCGTCTTGCTTCACGAGTCGGGGCAGTTCATGGCGCACGCCGGTCAATGGATGGTCCCTGAACCGATCATCGGCCGCCAGTCCGGCTCGAGCGCCGTCAACTCCGCCCAACGTCATGGGTCAGCCTTCACCTACGCCCGCCGTTACAGCCTGCTCGCAGTGCTCGGCATGGCGACCGGCGACGACGACGACGCTCAAAAGGCCGGGATGGTCGGACGTTCGGACGATGACGACATCATGAAGCTCACCGACGACGCGACTTGGCAGGATATGTTCAAGAGCGAGGCATGGCGGACGTTCCCGAGCGACAGCCATCCAGGCTTCACGCTCGGCGACCTCAAGCGCTCGGAGATCACGCCATTGATTCGCGAGAACGCCGTCAACGGCGGGGCAAATCCCGCGATCACTGCAGCATCGGCGGCGATGCTCAAGAGCAGCGCCAAGCAGCGCGGGTTCAGGATCGTCGAAGCGCTGGAGGCGGCGAAGTGGACCGGGCCGACGGAGATGGCGGATTTCACCGCCCAAGACATCTTGGCAGCGATCACCGCCATCAGTTCGTTGCCGATCAAGCAGCAGATCGACGAGGACGCGCCGAAACTCTAGGGCAACCCCTAACGAAAATGTTTGCCAGTATCAACATTCTCGCTTAACTCGCCACACCACTACGACGATGCCATTCATCCCCAAGACCTCCGCCATCACCATCACCCACGAAGCGCCGGATTCCGAGGAGCTTTCGCCGGTCGATGAGATCATTCACCCGGAGCCGCCCAAAATCCCCGACTTCGCGCCTTACTTCGATGTCAACACCCCGCTACCTGGGGTGCGAAACAAGGCGTGGAAAGGCTACATGCTGGACGTGCCCGAGCCAGTTTACCGCAGGCAACCGGCGCTCAACGCCAGCACCATCAAATCGCACACCCCGTGCGAGTGGCTTTACGAAATGATGTTCGGCAGTTCGATCGATCCCGAAGCTGCGGCGATTGGGACCGTCTGCCACTGGGCAGCCCTTGAGCAATGGCGCTACGACAACTGGCACGATCACATGGCGCTTTGCCGGACGAAGGGACTTTCAACCAAAGCCGCAGTCGAGGACCGTCTCAACAATCCCGGCAAACTGGTTGTCACGCCCGAGATCATCGAAACCGCATACGCCACCCTGAACGCCGTCCGCTCATCCCCCGAGGCGATGGCGCTTCTCAACGGCTGCGACCCCGAGGACAGTCGGGCCCTCAAATCCGAAGTCGCCAAAGAAGTGACGGGCATCGTCTGGGACGAGGCCTTTCAAATATGGAAAAAGTGGCGGGTTGATCTGCTTCCGCAGAAGCTGCTCTACATGCTCGACATCAAGACTACCATCGTCCACCCGAGCCAATGGCGACGGGAGGCGATCAAGCGCGGCTACATCGATCAGGCGGTCTATTACACCCACTGCCATTACAAGTTGACGGGCGAATGGCGCGACTGGGCTTGGATCGTGTTGACAAAGAAACCTCCCTACATGTGCAGAGTCGTCAGGATGCGCAACCTCACCCACGACGACCCGATGTATGAAGGCTCGCTTTGGAAAGAGGCCCGCGAGCGCCTGGGGCTGGATGAATCGCTCCAGATGGGCAAAATCCCGAAGTTCGTGAACGCCGCGCGCGAAACGCTGCAACTGCTCAGCCGTGTGCAATCGTTGTCGGCGACGAGCACCCGCCAGTGCTGGCCCGCCTACGAGGCCGAGTCACCGATTTACGAGATCATCTAACTCACATTTATGGACACCGAAGAACATCTCAACAAGATCATCGCCAAGTGCAAAGAACTGCTCGCGGGAGCGGAGAAGAGGACGCAATATTTCATCAAAGGTCTCAAGCACGACAAAGCAAGGGACTTGATGAATGAGGAGGATGTTGAATTCGGACTGTCCTGTGCCGGACCAGCAGAGGCTGGATGGCGGGCGACGATTGCAAGTATTGACGCATTATATGAAATGGTATGCGATCCTGAATTTCACGATCATATCTGTGATAATGACGGACGCGGATGCCAGGCTTGTGAAGATGCCGAAAAGGCAATTAAGCAAATCATCGCCGCATGGCCGGAGGAACTTCTGTAGTAACAAACCTTTGCGGACAACCCCGCACGACCAACACCATGAAAAAGAAGAAAGACACACCCGAACCCACCGAAACCACAGCCCCTGAAAGCGCACCCGTGCAGCCTCCTGCGCAGGAAACCGGCGCGATCACCGAACCCACCGAACCGACCGGCGACTTGCCGATTGTCCCGATTGAGAACGCCGACACCGAGGCACAGACTGAGGGCATCGCATCGACGGCATTTCGCGAAGTCTCTGAGCATCGCGAGTTGCTGGTTACCTTGGACTCCGCAGAACGCGAAGAATTCATTCGCCGTCTCGTTGAGATACCTCGTGAGATTGAGTCGTTGAAGGACGACAAAGTAGCATCAGCCAATTCCTTCAAGACTCGCATTGAAAAGCTCGAGAAAGAACAGCGCGAGACCGGGATTTTGATCGAGGACGGCGGTCGTCTCATGCCAGTGCGCTGCGAATGGCGGTTCAAGACCGCTGGCGTTGACTCGGTGACCGGCGAACCCATCCACCACCCCGAGAAGAAGACGCTCGTGCGTTGCGACACCGGGGCCGTTGTCGAGGTCGTGGACATGAAGTCCGCCGACTACGATCACCTGGAACTCAACCTCGGCGACCTCAACGAGAAGATCGCGACGCCCCTCTAGAGCAGACGGAAGAGGATGAGCCCGAAATCATCGGCACTCCCCCGACGGACGGCGACGAAGACAACGAGTAACCATCAACCCGAGCGCCGGCGGTTCCGGCGCACTTCACCACTATGACACTTCAATATCTCGAAAAGCTCGGTGGCTGCTCCTGCCACATCGCCCCCCCATGTTCATTCTGCGAATCTCTTGACGAACAGGAGGCAGAAGTCTTCCATGCAGGGGGCGTTGACGCCCTGCGTCGTCACATCGAAGTCCGCGATTTCGGACTCATCAGTGCTTCGGTTGTCCACTTTGACACCGAAACGAGCGGTCTGGCAGTCGATTACCATGATCACACCCACCCGCAGACGCCCAACATCGTCAGCTTGGCGGTGATTGTGGACGACGCCCAGAACAACACGCTCGCAGAATACTATCGCATCATCAAGCCCGAGGGATTTGTTATCCCGCCGGAAGCGACCGCCGTTCATGGCATTAGTCACGATCAGGCGCTCGCCGAGGGGATTCCGCTTTATCAGGCGATCTGGGAGATGGAACGACTGATGGCGCACGCCTCCAAGCTCGTTGCGTTCAACCACAAGTTTGACCGGCTTGTGCTCAAAGGTGCCTATCACCGCCTTGGTCTGACGCCGCGAATCTGCCACATGGAACCTGTCTGCACCATGCTCAAGAGCGTGAATCTCGCCAAGGTGCCGAACACCAACGGACGCCGCGGCTACAAGTGGCCGAAGCTCGAAGAAGCGTATCGCGCGTTCTTCGGCGAGGAGTTCAACGCCCATCATGCGCTTGACGACACCAAGGCAAGCCGCCGCGTTTACGGCCATCTGCAAGCCAACGGCATCCTCTAAGCCATGCCTACCATCGTCCCCAACCCCGACCCGCCGCAACTCCCGGCGGGAATGCGTATCGACACCCCCCTTCGCGAGCGCTGGCTCGCGGAGGGACCGCGGTGGGCACGTCAGGTGCAAGTGCTGCTTCAGCATGAGGACGCGATTTGCCAGCACTGGAACCGGAACGTCGTGGCGTGGGTTGAGCGTGGGTGGCAGCGCAAAGAGCAGGATTCGAAGACGATCCTGCAACAAATCCTCATCCGTCAGCCGGATGGGAAATATACGCTCACCGCCATCGGTGAGCAGCGGCTTGAGCTCGTGCGCAAGGCACGCCCACAAACGCAGCAACGGGTTGTCGCCCCGCCGGTGTTCGGCGAACTCCCCGCCGGTCTTGAGCGCATCCTCTGGCCGTATCAGCGACTCCCAGCCCGCCAGATTTACAGGGCGCTCACAAACGGGCGCGATGAGTGGGGCTATCCTGGTGCTGTTGACCTCTCGGATATGGGGACGGGAAAGACCGCGATGGACATCGCCGCCGCCATCGCTACAGGACGGAAGATCATCGTCCTCTGTCCGACGGTCGGTGAAGCTGGATGGCGAAAGATGTTCGCGATCTTCAACCATGAACCCCACTACATCGGCACTTATGAGGCGCTGCGCGGCGGGTGGCGTCCGCACATCGTTGATATGCACGGACCGAACGGTCCCCGATGGCATCATCCGTCAGAGATCATCATCATCTTGGACGAGGCCCAGGCGCTGCGTCATGACGATACGCTCAATGTGAAATGCTGCGCGGCGGCCATCGCCCAAGGAATCCCACTGATCACCGCCAGCGCGACCATCGCGACCTCCCCGCTGGAGTTCCGCTTTGCTGGTCGTATCACCGGCCTGCATGGTGGCGGCCCCGAGTGGGACAGGTTTCTCGCCCGTCATGGATGCAGCCGCCGGAAGATCGGCGAACCGTGGCGGTGGGATGGCAATCTCATCCACTTGGACGCGATCAACACCGCGCTATTCCCCAGGCGTGGGGCGCGTGTGCGAAAGGAAGAGCTCGGAGACGAATGCCCCGAAACGAGGATTGAAGTCTTGGCGATCGAGGGCGACGACGCGGCACGGGTGAATGAGATGTGGCGCAAGACCGAGGCGTTCATCAACGCCGAACGCAGGCGCGGACAGAAAGAGCATGTAGTCAGGGCGATGGAGCAGAAGGCCCATCAAAAGAACTGGCAGACGAGCGAGATCCTGCTTGTCCCTCACATCGCCAAGAGGATCCGCAAAGACTTGGACGACGGGCGCTCGGTCGCGGTCTTTTGCAACTTCAACGAATCACGCCTGCAACTGGCGCGGATGTTCAACACCAACGCTGGGTTTTACGGCGGGCAGCGTCCACAGGTCCGCCAGTATTGGGAGAAGGAGTTCCAAGCCAATCGGCAGCATCTTCTTGTCTCGAACATCCGCGCCGGCGGTGCGTCGGTATCGCTCCACGACACGACTGGCGACCGCCCACGAACCGCCTACATCTTCCCGACCGACCGTGTTGTTGACATGAAGCAGGCAACCGGTCGCGTTGACCGGGTGGGCGGTAAATCGCTCAGCCTGCAGTTCATCCCGTGTTTCGTCGGGTCGCTCACCGAGGATATGGTTCACCGGACACGCACGAAGATGCTGAACATGGCGGCACTCAACGACGGATCCGCACGCGCACTTTCCCAGACCTCATTCTAACCAACAACCAACATGAACCTCATCACCATCTACCAGTCATTCCAACGACGCGGGCTCACCGCCGCCACTGCCGCCGCCCTCAAGGTCATCCACGAAGGCGGGACCGGCGTCACGCAGGGCCAGCTTGCCAAGGCGCTCAAATGCACGCGATCGAACGTCACCGGGATCCGTGATCGCCTTGAAAAGCTAGGGCTTGTCGTCAGCCTCAACATCGCAGGCGACCGCCGTGAGCGCGTGACGAGCCTCACCGCCGAAGGCAAAGCGGCGATTGAAGCGATCAAATCCGAACTGCGAGCGTGATTTTCAACAGGCAAACACCAGCTTGCCTGTTACACTGCCAACCCAACCACTACGACGATGCCAACTCATCAGATCACACGACCCGCCCCCGCCCGAGGATCGGCCTTTGTCGAACCCGCTAAGATGTTCGTTCTCCGCAAGCTCCGCAGTCAGTTCGAGATGACCGGGGAGGAACTGGTCAACCTCGCAAAAGAGGCGGGACACATCCCTTACGATGACCGCGCTTTCGGTACGGTGTTCAAGCAACTGGTGAAGGAGAAGCTGATTTTCTGCGTCGGCTTCACGATCAGGGCGAAAGGACACAAAACGGGCGGCGCACGCCGCTGGAGGGCGAGCAAATGAAGGAGCGACCGATTCTTTTCAGCGCCCCGATGGTGCGGGCAATCTTGGCCGGGACGAAGACGCAGACTCGGAGAACTTTGCGGTGTCGCGCTCCGAAGTGGCACGATCATGACTATCACTGCATTGAGATGCGTGAGGATGAGGGCATCATGTGGCCTCACACGTATTTCAACGATGGCGGTGGCAGATTGGAAAGTGCGAAGATGCCGTGTCCATACGGCACTGTTGGCGACCGCCTTTGGGTGCGCGAGAGTTGTTGGCTGGACCGCCAACCGATTGACGTATACCAGAACGGCAAGCCTCATCTGCGGGCGTTCTTCGCCGATGGCGTTTGCCGCCATCAAAACGGGAAGCAAGGACCAACCCACGAAATGAACGCAGCGCGCGCGAAGCTCGCAGGGCTCAAACCATGCCCATCAATCCACATGCCCCGGTGGGCGTCGCGCATCACGCTGGAGATCACCGGAATCCGCGTTCAACGCCTGCACGACATCAGTCAAGACGATGCCAAGGCTGAAGGAATCACACACAGGGATTCTGAGCGATGGGAGGGGAAGCAGGTTTATCGCGACTACGAGGAAGAGGATATGTGGCTGCAATACCCCAAAGATTCATTTCGCTCCCTCTGGCGATCGATCAACGGCCACGAGTCGTGGCAATCAAACCCCTGGGTCTGGGTGGTCGAGTTCAAGCACATCAATCAACCCGTTCAAACACCATGAGCACCAAACCCACGATCACCGAGGACGGGCTTGAATTTGATTCGAGCGAGGAACTGCACTTCTACTGGTGGCTTCGCGAGCTTCAACAGGCACGCATCATCGACACGATTGAACGGGCGCCGACGTTCACTCTCGCCGATTCAGCATCCTGTATCGTTCAAGATAGCCTTTTTGGGAAGATGAAGACACGGGAGATTATGAAGGGTCAGGCTTACACCCCTGACTTTTACACAACGCTACACCTGAACGATCACCTGAACGATCACCTGAACACACTCACAAAACTCGGAGTGTTCTACATCTCTCCTGATACTCACGTCGCCTCCACCCACGGTAATAAGCCGTTGTTCGGCCACAATGGCGGGGAACTGCTTTGGGAGGTCAAGGGCATCGCCGGAAATCAGGCCGCTGCAAAAGCCGTCTCCGGCCAAATGCGAGCTACCCAGATTTGCCGCAAATGGCTTTGGGCGGTCCGACGTAAGTGGGTGAACCTCGTTCAGATCGGCCCGTCGGAAAAGTGCTGGTTCGCGCAGACCTTCACTCCCAAGCGCTACCTGTTCACCGACAAGACCCGCCAACCGAGGACGATCAAATTCCCGGTCCGGACGTTGACAGAATGGTTGGCATCCGCGAAGTAACTCTGCACCACTACGACAGCATGAGCCTAGAAATGATCCAACGGGCGAAATTCGCCCACGTCACGCCGACGCAAAAGCTCGTGCTTTGGGCTCTGGCGGATTGTCACAACGGCGAGACCGGCCAATGCAACCCGTCCGTCGCGTATCTGGTCGAGGTCACCGGCTACACCGCCCGCGCCGTCGGCCTGGCAATCGCCGCTCTCGAGGACGCCAAGCAACTGAGCATCACCCGTGTCGCCGGCGGTCGGTCGTCCTACGAACTCACCCCCCACGGTGAGCGCAACCCCCGAACGACGTTCACCCCCGAACGACGTTCACCCCCGAACGACGTTCACCCCCGAACGACGTTCGGTAGCGAACCACGTTCGGCACCACCCCCGAACGACGTTCCTACCCACCCCCGAACGACGTTCGCCCCACCCCCGAACGACGTTCGCCCGAACCAGAAAGAACCAGAAGTTGAACCGGAAGTTAAACCGGTAGTGCTGTTGCAGGCGCCGGCCCAGCCGAAACCGAAACGTCCAAACTGGCAGGATCACAACCGCGCCCATGCTGCTCTCGCCAACGCCATTGCACTCCCGCTCGGTTCACCGCCCGAGTTCGCCCAGGCTTGGGGGCGCTGGTGTGACTACCGGACATCCCGAGCCGTTGACGCCAGGGTAGCGAGTGCCGCGAAACCGTGGACCGCCAACGCCGCTGAGGCCGGCCTCAGGGGGTGCATGATGCACGCCGAATGGGTCGGATGGCCGCGCATCATCCAGCGCATCGACGAGGCGATTGCAGGCTCGTGGCAGGGGCTCAACCTCGACAAGATGACCGGCGGCACCAACGGCCACCACAAACCTCAAGCACCACACTCCAAACCGCTCCCCACCAACCTGTAAACGCCATGCCTACCCGAAACTGCAAACGATGCCAGAAACCGTTTGAATACGAGGTTGTCGAGATCATGGGGATCACCATGACCCCGCCCCACTGCGAAGCGTGCGAGGCGATTCTTACCGCCGAACCTGACCATCCGAAGAAACGGCAGGCCAAGCCCCTCGGTGACGATTGGCCCGCCCACCACCGTGCGGCGATCGATACCCGCACCGGTCCCGCTCACCACCGCGCGGACACCCTTTGGAAGTCACACGTCGCCGCAGGCGCGACGACGTTGATCGTCTATGGTGACCGCGGGCTTGGCAAGACGTGGATTGCCACCTACTGGGCGTTCCTGCGCGGGCAGGCCGGTCAAGACCCGGGCATTTACCGCACTGCCTACGACTTGTTCCTCGACCTCCGCCAGTCGTGGCGGTCCAACAGCACGCAGAGCGAGAAGGAGGCGATGGACACCTACAAGCGCGTGCCGTTCCTCGTCCTCGACCAGATGCACCAATGCCGAGCGCTCGGTCAGACGACCGACAACGCGGCGATGTGGGAACGACTGGCGCTCGCCGACCTCCTGGACTACCGTTATCGTGAGAACAAGACCACGATCCTGATTCTGACCGCCACGACGCCCGAGGAAGTCGCAGGCTGCTTCGATAGCGACATCCTGAGCCGCGTGAAGGAGACCGGTGGACTGGTGGCGTGCAACTGGAAATCCTACCGCGATGCAAAATGAACAGCAACTCGAATCCGGCGGCGCGCTTCCAAGTGCTAGATTTATTCTCTGGCATCGGCGGGTTTGCGCTCGCAACTGAATGGGCTGGAGGCCGCACGATGGCCTTCTGTGAAATCGCTGAATATCAATCTCGCGTGCTCGCGGCACGCTGGCCGGATGTGCCGAACTACCGCGACGTAACCAAACTCTGCCGCCGCGCCTATGACTGCCAACCAAATCCAGATGACCCTGATGCCGTGTGGTGTCAGCGATGCAACGCCGATTTCGGAGACTGCGACTGCATCGAAACAGACCAATTCACAGACACGCATGGATTCCCTGATGTCATTACGGGTGGCGTGCCATGCCAGCCTGCAAGCCTCCTCGGGCAACGGCGTGGAACTGCTGACCAAAGATGGATGTGGCCGGACACCCTGCGAATCATCGGAGAATTACGACCACGCTACGCAATCTTGGAAAACCCGCGAGCCATCCTCACTTTGGAAGGTGGCGCAGCCTTCCGGGGAATCCTTGGGAGCTTTGCCGACATCGGGTATGATGTGCAATGGGACGTTGTATCCGCTTCCGCGCTTGGTGCAGGCCATCGCCGTGAACGGCTCTGGATACTTGCTTCCGACCCCGACGGCATCAACCGGCGGCGCAGAACCTCCGGGCAAAACGGGCCGCAAACTGATAACCGTGCTCAAGAACCACATGCTACCAACACTGATAGCCCGCGACTGGAAAGATACGCCGGGAATGGCGAAGCAGGCCGGCGACCGCCAACGCACGGATACACTACCCCGCTCGATCTTCGACAGAGAGAAGTCACCTCCCCGCTCTGGTATCATCAATCCCAAATTCAGCCTGTGGTTAATGGGATACCCAGCCAACTGGCTCGAAATCAACTGACCGCCGTGGGCAACTCGCTCGTGCCGCAAGTCGCCCTCGTGTGGATGAAAGCAATCGCAGCGAATTTATAACCAAGCAATGCCCGTAATCCCCAATCCCCGACACGAAGCGTTCGCCCAGGCCATCGCCCGCGGCGAAACCGCCGTTGACGCCTACCTCGAGGTTTTCCCGTCGGCCAATCGCAAGAGCGCCAAAGTCACCGCCTGCACATGGCGAGCCCGCGAAGACGTGAAGGTGCGTGTCGAAGAGATCCGGATGGAGACGAGCGAAGCCGCCGAGCGGGTCGCGCACTTCACACGGGACGAGGCGCTTTCGTTCCTGACCAAGATCCTCCGCACGCCGATCAGCGAACTGACAACCAACTCCGACATCGCCCACAAGGTCACCCGCCACATCGTTTCAAGCGGCCGACGTGGACGACCGAAGAAGACCGAAGAAGACGGCGAGCTTGAGATCATGGCGCCCGAGGTCATCCGTGAGACGCTTGAGATGCCGAACAAGCTCGACGCGCTGAAACAACTCTGCGTGATGTGCGGATGGGTCGCCGACGACAACCTAGGCGACACGGTGCCGGGTCTGATGCCGCTCCTGCGCTCGCTCCGTCGCCCTGGCATCCCGCAGGAACGACGCCGCTTGCATCGGTGACAAGTTTGTGATAAGTTAACGCTCCACTACGACCATGAAACAGCCCAACCGCTCCATCTTCGACTCCACCGCCTTCAACGCCGTGCTCTACCTCGCCCCGCCCGCGCTGGCGCTGGCCTACGTGTTGTTGCGCAGATAGCGACAAAGCTGTGGCGACTCTGACACTCAACCCATTGAGTCAAAATGAAGGATACGACAACACAGCCCCAAGGGGTAGCCGCCAGCGCCTTGTTCGCGGTTGCCCTACCGGACACGCGCGGACGCTACTGCTACCTGACCACAGGTGAAGGCGACCCTCCACGCACCTACTCGCCAGAGCACGCCAACAGTTACCCAACAAGGATTGCTGCTGCTGCCTCGATCATCGAGGCCCGAAAGCTAACGCCACTCAAGCCACGGACAATGATCGTGGTTCCTCATCCCTCGAACGCCAAAGCTGAGCGATGACGCCCACCACTACACCCGGATTGCAACAGGAGCGCGATGGCGTCATTCGCTCCAGCGATTTGTTCGACGGATACCAGCGGCATGACCGATGGCGGGAGAAAGAACGCGACGAATGGCTGACACCGCCGGAAATCATAAAGGCGCTCGGCAAGTTCGATCTCGACCCGTCTGCGCCGCGTGTGCGCCCGTGGCCGATGGCGCGAGAACACTACACCGTCGAGGACAGCGGACTGCTAAAGCCGTGGCGTGGGCGAGTCTGGCTGAATCCGCCGTATGGGCTGGTGATCGGCAAATGGATGGCTCGCATGGCAGAGCATAAGAACGGCGTCGCACTGATATTCGCACGCACGGAAAGCGAATACTGGCACGAACACGTCTGGCCAAATGCGGACGCTCTGCTGTTCCTGCGCGGACGCCTGAAATTCTACAACGTGAACGGAACACAATCTGAGAACACCGGACCAGCACCGAGCGTGCTGGTGGCCTACGGGCGCGCAAATGTCGAAGCCTTGAAAACGTGCGGACTGGCTGGCGCGCTCGCCTATCCGTCGAACGTCCAAACTGTGCCAGCGGCGGCTGGTGACAGCGAATCAACCCAAGAGCCAAGCCCGCCGCTTGGCACCAGCGAATAGTTCTCTCTCGAACGCTATGAAATCTGCATTTGGATACTCTTACCCGCCCGGATGCTCAGGCCCACCGGAGCAGGATACGATCTGCGTTGTTTGCCACGGTGACGTTGAATGTGATTCGTGCATCTGTCCCGAGTGCCCTGAATGCGGGGAAGTCGGAAACCCTGAGTGTTATAAAAGCCACGGCATGGTAGCGACCTTGGAACAGACGAAACAGCACGATGAGCGAGAAGCGGCATGGGCAGCCGCAAATAAGGCTGAATCCGACTATTGGGAACAACAGGCAAGAGAGAACGACAAGGATCAGGCGACCCGTGGGGCATGACCACGCCAAACATTGAACCGACTCAAAACTATGGCCGAAGGAACAGATTCTCAAACTCCGACAGAGCGCCCCGCGAGGTTGCCTGCATCCGCTGGTTATCCGTCGTTCGCGGCTCGACATCGGAAGGGGCAAGAGACGATGGAACTCAGAGTTCCCACGGGAGACGAGGCATGCCCACACTGCTGGCATGGTCTGGACTTAGCCACAGCAAAACGGCTCCGATATGAAATCTGCGAAGCCGTGGATGCCCTTGATGCGCTGATGGACTTCCGAAAATGGAGTTCGGATAACGCGGAGGTCAGCGAGCCGGGCGGGCCAGTGGCGTCCGCATCGGCAAACTGCATCGCCCCGCCCGGATTCGCTGCACCGATTGGTTCGAGCATCCGGCCAACGATAACCGAAAATAAAAGTGAATGAGCTGGCACTATTCGCAGGCGCTGGAGGCGGAATACTTGGAGGCAAGCTCCTTGGATGGCGCACCGTATGTGCCGTCGAGTATGACGAATACGCAAGAAAAGTCCTGCTCGCCCGGCAAGATGACGGAAGCCTCGAACCCTTCCCAGTGTGGGACGACGTGCGAACCTTCGACGGCAAGCCGTGGCGTGGAGTGGTGGACATCATCACTGGCGGCTTCCCGTGCCAAGACATCAGCGCAGCCGGAAAGGGCGCAGGCATCAATGGCGAACGGTCGGGCCTGTGGCGCGAGATGGCTCGAATCATCGGTGAGATACGACCGAGCTTCGCACTCGTGGAAAACTCACCGCTGCTTGTGGGTCGAGGACTTGCAACCGTCGTCTCTGACCTTGCCGAGATGGGGTATGATGCAAGATGGGGTATTGTGGGAGCGTGGCACTGTGCCGCTCCCCACAAGCGGGAGCGAATCTGGATACTTGCCAACGCCACTGGCGGACGACTGGAAAGGTGGCCTGACGAAGAATCAAGACTCGCTCCGCAACTGGTGGGAGCGTCATGGCTTCGGGAAAGCCCCGTCGAAGCGGCGCAGAGAATTTTGGGAGTGGGTCATGGGATGGCCGGAAGGATGGGCGGACTTAAAGCCGTTGGGAACGGACAAGTCCCCGTCACTCTCGCAATGGCTGTCTCAATACTCTCCGAACAACCAGAGCGCATGACCCGGTGCTCGAACGACAAGGATCAGGCAACCGCGAACCCCAAGCATTGAATACACGGCCAGCGGCCTAGAGCGGTTGCCTGCATCCGCTGGTTCTCCGACGAATTACCCATGATACACAATAACACCACACCACGAACCGACGCGGAACAGAAATGGACATTCGGAGACAATCGCCCCGGCATGTCCTTCGAGTGCGTCAAAGTCGAGTTCGCTCAAGAACTCGAACGGGAACTCAACAAAGCCAATACCCTTTGGCAATACCAGAAGGAGGAAACCGACAAAAGGATCGTGCAGATACGGAAGCTACAAAGAGCTTTTGATGATGCCTGCGCCGCAAACAAGACCTATCGGCAGCAGGAACTTAATCACTCGCCGGAATATATGGCCGCTTTGCTGCAAGACTGTGAGGACAAGCTGGCAAAAGCGACAGCCGCTCTGAAAGCCATCTTCGCATCCACTGATCCTTATGCAGACGGTGCACCGGACGCTAGCGCCCATGACAAGCTCTGTAACGAGGTCTCGTCGCTCGCTCGTCCGTGGGCGCGGACTCATTCGGAGAACGAACCAGCTCTGCCGACGGCGAGCGCAACCCCTCCGCAATCATGACAGACACCATTCGAGCCGTTGGCAGCAGTGCCGTGGTTCTGCCCCGCACGTCGTTTCGGTATCGCTGCGCCCACTGCGGCAAGATCACTGTCCGCAAAACGGACAAGATGCTGCCGAAGCGGTGGGTCAAGTCCTACTGCGAATCGACTGGCAAAAATGTGAGACTGCAACTCATGCCAGCCATCGACGAAATTTCACGAACTGTCCGAGTTCTCAAACGGCGAGGGCTTTGGCAGAACAAAAAGCTCAACGACGAACGAGGCTAAGCGAGGCTTGTTCGTTGCAGCGGGAGTTCTCCAGATCGGGTGGCATCCCCCTGACGCAAAACCGCGAGGTTGACCCAAGATCAATGACCACCGCCCACCATTAACCGACCATTAACCGCACGTTAACCGATGCCGAGAGCGCTCAAAGCCCGCCGTTGCGATAACGGAGAGCGGTCAGGAAGAATTGAGACTCGGATTCTCTTAACCGGGGCGGAATCTGGTTAACTGGCGGTTAATGCTCCAAATGACACCACATGAACACCAATACGTGCGCAACCTGCAAGCACTGGAGACGAGGGGAAACGACGACGCTGCTCGATCAGCGATTCGGCAAGTGTCTGTGCCCTGCGTTCCTGGATACGAGCTGGCGTGATGCCGAAACGCCTCCAGAGGATGGCTTGCTATACTGGGATCTCGAGGGCTACAACGCCGATTTCGCGACCGGCGAGGCGTTCGGCTGCATCCACCACGACCAAGCGAACACCACCGAACGACGTTCGGCGGTAGAATGAACACCACCGAACGACGTTCGTGGGTTTTTGAACAGATGCGAACGACGTTCGGCGGTTATTTGAACACTCCCCCGAACGACGTTCGGAGGTTTCAACCGAACACCAGCGAACGACGTTCGCTACTTCTTAAACGAACACTATGACGACAAGCGAATACCACCGCGCCCGACGAGCATCCCGAGCAAGCCGGGGAGTCTGCATCTCCTGCGACAACAAGCCGAGCGTCCGACGCACGGGCAAGCTGAAGGGCAAGCGATACCTCCACTGCGACGACTGCCGCAGGATCGAACGGGCGCGGATGCGAGATACGCAGGGGGTTAAGAACCTGGGCGTGCGAGGCCCGAAGCGGGGCCGACCAATGATTGACGATGCGGATCTTCGCGAGCGGAAGAAAGCGCTGGCGTGATGGGCGCGAATGTGACAAGATCGGGCTCACCACTATGACCTATACACGCATTCTTCACGGGCACTGCTTGGACGTGCTCGCAACCCTGCCGGACAACTCCGTTCACTGCGTCGTCACATCGCCGCCTTACTACGGGCTGCGCGACTACAAGACGCCGGAGGTATCATTCCCCGCTGGCACCTTCACACCGGTTGCGGGGCTGCCCTCGATGGTTCTGCCCGCTTGGACCGGTCATCTCGGACTTGAGCCCGACCCGTGGCAGTGCGTCGGTCACATGGTTCAGATATTCCGCGAGGTGCGAAGAGTGCTGCGCGAGGACGGGACCTTGTGGCTGAACTTCGGGGATAGTTACGCCAACGATACCAAATGGGGCGGCTCAACCGGAGGAACGCTGAATGAACTGGAGCATTGGAGACAAAGCGGTGGCAATCGGCAAGGTCGCAGGCATTCCAAGCACTGCCGATGACCCCTCAAAACGAGTTGTGGGCATTTATCCGCAGCGTGGCGACGTGCTTGTTGTAGCGGCCATTAGTGCAAAGGGTGGTCTTTGCTTTATCGGGAGCACAGTAATTTACAATGGGTTTGAAGTTGGCTGGCATCCCGCGTGTTTCCGCAGGCTGGACGAGCTTAAAAAGCAGCAGTCAATTGCAATTCAGAAATCAATAAGTGACAGAGCATGACCGCGCCCCGCCTCATCGCTGACTGGTCAGAACTCGCCACCGTTCCAGAGTCCGAAACGCATCGGCTTGAGATCAACGTCGAGAACTGCAACGGATGGGTGCATAAGAAGGGCGACGACCCGAACGAGACGCTTGGCCGATACCTCTCGACACATACGTTCTACGGGACGAATCATGAGGGATCGACGAGGTTTCTGCAAAACTGCGGGTTCAACGTCGTGCTCAAGAACTGGGATGAAGATGAAGCAAAATGAAGAGCGCAACCGTCACCCTCAACCCCTCGCAGATCGACAACGCCACGCGCGAGCAGATGGACAGCCCGCGATGGCGGATCAGCAACATCTACACCATCCAGTCTCGTGATGCCGCAGGGGCCGACGCCGGCCCAATTCCGTTTGTCCCGACGCCCGAGCAACAGGAGGTAATCGACGACATCTATCTCCGCGGCCTGCAGTTCCTACTGATCATCAAAAGCCGCCAGCTTGGCCTTTCAACGGTCGTCTGCATCATCATCATTGACGCGCTGCTCTTCGGTGACGGCGTGCAGGCATCGATCGTCGATAAGACCCGTGCTGACGCCGAGAAGAAACTCGATTCCAAGGTCACCTACGCGTTTGAGGCGCTGCCCGACCATCTGCGCAAGGGCTGGAGGGTCATCAAGGACAACGACGGCGAGTTTCGGATTCGTCTGGTTGGGGGCGACAAGAGCACCGAGTCTACGGTTTACGCCGCCATCACCGCGCGCGGCGGCACCAATCACATCCTTTTCATCTCCGAGTGGGGCGAGGTCCAGCACAAAGACCCCAAGCGATCCCGTGAAATCCTCACCGGTTCCTTGCCATCTGCCGATCACCCCGGCTGCGTGACGATCGTTGAAACGACGTGGAAGGGTGGCCGGACCGGCGACTTGTGGCCGCTGGTCGATGGAGCGCTCAAGATCCCCGAGGCGGTGAAGACGCCCAAGGATGCCCGTGTGAGGTTCTACGGATGGTGGACGAACCCGAACAACACCACCGACGGGCCCGCCGGGCAGATCACGACCAAGACGCACGAGTATTGCGACCGTGCCGAGAAGTTGATCAACCGCAAGCTCACACCGGGCCAACGCCTTTGGTGGCAGCGGACGAAGGAAAAGCTCGGGATCCACATGAGCAGCGAGCACCCGACGACGTTGGACGAATGCCTCGACTCTCCGCTCGATGATGCATTCTTCGATGCCGAGGGATTGGCCCATCAACACTCGAACTGCGTCGGCCACGAGCATGAAATCAAGTTCGGCGACATCGTGCTTCAGGACAACGGGATTGCGCACTGGAAAGACCGGGACGTGAAGCAGGCGCTGTTCATGATGATCGAGCCGCCGATGGAGGGTGAGCGCTACATCCTCTTCGCGGACTTCTGCGGACGTCGGATGTCCGAGGGGGCGACCGGTGAGCGAGACACGAACGCCTTCGGCATCATCAAAGACGGCAAGATCGACCCTGAAACGCGGGTGCTGAGCAAGCCGCAGGTCGTGTGCTGCTGTATGCCGGAGGACCGGAGCAACACGCCCGAGACGATGCAGCGCATCAAAGCGCTCTACCACTTCTATGGCGACTGCATGACGGCGGTCGAGATCAACAACAAGGATGATATTGCGATGCGCCTGATGGCGATCGGCGTCACGAACCAATGGCGACAGGGCCGGAAGGGTGCCGACAACGCCTTGCCCGGTCGCAAGAAGACCACCGAGGTCTATGGGTGGTTCACGTCCCCCGGCGGTGGTGGCACGCGCAAGCAGATGCTCGACCACATGCAGCAACTCACCGTCCAACAGGAGTGGGATTGCGGGTTTCACCACATCCACGCGCAGATGGTGTCATTTATCACCAACGAGGACGGGAAACCGGAGGCGGCCGGCGATGGACATGACGACTGGGTGATGGGACCGGGAATCGGGCTCTTCTGCCTGCCTGCCGCTACGCCCTACGTGAATCCTCACAGGCGGATCCTTGAGCACTTCAGGGGGGCGCAGGAGGAACCGGACAGGATTGGAATTTAACAACCAAGCTGACTCATGAGCGAAGCGAATTGCAGTCCAGCGTCAGGTTCTGCCTTTAGGGTCCGCCGCGATGCTGAAGGTGTATGGATCGCAACCACTTTTGAGGTGCGGAGAAAACTGCTTTGGGCCGCAGTTCTGTCGCACGAGTGCTGGGAGATTCACGGCATCATTCGTCTGGTCTATTTTGGTCGCTCGACAAGAGGCAACGGATGGGTGCTTTTCCTGCCCTACATAGCTATCTTCTTCAATACGGGATACTGGAGGCAGAACGTCAAGGATCAGTGAACTGCGAACCCAAGACCATGAAGACACGACAGGCAGCCCAGAGCGGTTCACTGCATCCTTCTTGTTCGGCCCTTCGCTGCCGAGTGCAAAGCAATGATGAGTGGCTGAAGCATTCCGAGAACCTTTACCGCGAGGAGCAAAAACGAATCGGAGTTTTCGCCCGTGAATGCCGCGAGAAAGCTGGCATGTCACTGCGCGAGCTAGCTCGGCGAATGAAAGTGTCGGCTCCGTTCCTGTCTGATCTTGAGCGCGGCAACAGGCATTGGACTGATGGCACGCTAACGGCATGGGAAGCATGTCTTCAGAGCAAGCATTATTGCGGCTGCTCTTTCGCGCAAAAGGCCGTCGGAGATGGCTGCTCGATCTGCAACCCCGAACTCGCCTCAGACTGCGCATGAGGCCGAACAGTCAGATAACACAACCAAGTTGTGTTATCCCTGCCGCTGAGTGATCGGGTAAAGGAACCCTTCGAGCGTGTCAGCGAATCCGGCGAGCAGGTTGTTCGTCCCGAGCGTTGCGCTTGGCGCGACCTTCTGAAGCTCGGCGAGGCAGTCGCGAATCGACTGCTTCACATCCTCCAGATGCTTGGAGGGTCGGCTGCTCATCTGATCCAGAATCGCCTTCGCGCTTTTCGTCGCCTCACACGCATCGACCGGCATCCCGAGCCCGACCGACCGCTCAAGGGTCGCGTCATACATCTCATCCGCTGCCTCGTAGATCGTGCGGAAGAGCGCGTGATCGGAGGCCGAGATCGGGCCAATCGCTGAGATGTGCGCGTTGTGGGCGATGAAGTAAAGGCCGCGGAAGAGTCCGGCGAGACGTTGATAGGCGGAGTTCATGGCGTGAATCGTGGAAGTTCCCGTGCAAGCGCGGCTTGCGCACGCTGGTCAACCTTCCCCGAAAGCACCCAGTAGTCAAACAGCGGTATCTTCATCCGCTCCGCCGCCTGCTCTGGCGTGATGTGGCCCGCCCGCTGGTGGGCGATGATCGTCACGGCGATGAGATCAACCGAGATCGCGTGATTGATTTCGGCGCCCTCGAGCAGTTTGTTGCGGAGGACTGAGACGTTGATGCGTTTGCGCTTCAAGCCTTTACTCCTCCCAGTGCTGGGCATTTGCAGCGTGGACCATTCGGGCCGACGAACCTGATGAACCGACTGCTCGCCGGGTATTGGGTCAGATCAATCATGGTAATTATCATCGTATTGAATCCCTTCTTTTTTGACGGCTGGATTCGGGCCGCCGCTCTCAGGATCAAGATACCATGGCGTGAGTTTGATTACGGGCTCCGTGACTACTGGCAGCGGCTTGCGGGGCTTGGTGAACTTCGCCTCGAAAGCAGCTTCAAAAGCCGCGTGTTCCTGTTGAGCGACGTATTTATCCACCATCTCGACCACTTCTTCAAGCGTCCACTGGTGATCAGCGATCCCGGCCTTCTGCGCTGGCGTCGTCTTGATTGAATAGTGCTTGCGGCAGAAATTGTAGTTCATGTGCGAAATCGCGAGCATGTGGCCGTGGTTTTGAACCTTCTTGCTGTAGCCGTTCGTCAGACGCGTGAATCGGCGGTTGGTCATGCGCAGGGTGAGGTTTGCGCGCTCAACGTAGCTCGTGCTGACCTTGTCGATGTCTGGCGCTCCAAACACGGGCATCTTGCGGATTCCTGTCACCACATCGTTCCCCTTGTCATCCTTGCCGTAAATCTTCACGAGTTGGGCAAAGTCCACATCCGAGAAGTTCGCACCGACGGCCCACTTGTAAGCGGCATGGCCGTCGCTGGTGATTTGAAGGCGTCCGGAGAAGCGATGGCTCAGGTCATGGCAGAATGCATATGCCGTGCTCATCGTGCGATCTCCCAGCCTCCAAGACGGCATCAGCTTGGTATCAGCGCAAATACTGGTCCACGTCCAGACATCACCGGGAAGCTCCTGATTCTTCGCGGTAGCCTTGTTCTTCTCTTTGCACCCAACAAACGACCAGATTTCATCAAGCTGGAGGAGCTTGCACGGAAGGTTCACCATCACCTTGTCGTGGTAGTCGCTGCACGCTTCGCCAGCGATTTCAAGGAGTGTCACAATCGTGTTCTTGGCTGCTCCCGTGATGCGCGCAGTGCTCAGGATCGAGTTGCCTTCAATGAGGCAGCGAAGAATCGCTGCGCGCCTAGTGGTTGAGAGCTTCTCCATGATGCTTGCAATATTACCTTGCAAGCATATGCTTGCAAGGTAATATTGCAAGCATGAGCGAGAAAGTCCCAAACCGTAAGGCTGGCGCTGACGCGCGAGCAAAAGTATTGAGCCCTCAACAAAGACGAGATATAGCCCGTCGCGCTGCTGCAGCTCGGTGGGGCGTGCCTTTGGCAAGCCATGAAGGAATGTTGAATCTTGCAGGTTGGCGGAATATCCCCTGCTGGGTTCTGGATGATCAAAGGCGCATCATTTCGCAGCGTTCATTCATGGAGATCGTCGGGATGAAGCAGGGCTCAGCGATCCACATTGGACATCGGATCAGTCAGATCCTTGATCCCAAAAACCTTAAATCAGAGACTGCCAGCGCCCTGATCAACGCTGTTGAGAATCCGATTCGATTTCTCGACGCCGAACAGTTGATGAGCAACGGCTACGACGGCGCAATCATCGCTGACTTTTGCAATGCCGTTCTTTATGCGCGCCGAACCGGCAACCTTGCTGGAGCAGTTTTGGATTACGCTGATCAAGCTGAACGTCTTCTCGTAGCTCTGGCAAAGACCAGCATCGTTTCATTGATTGATGAAGCAACCGGGTATCAGGAAGTTCGTGACCGATTCGCTCTTCAAAAGATTCTAGAGCAATACATCACAGACGAATGGGCTAAATGGTCGAGAAGATTCAAGCCGGAATTCTATAAGGAACTGTTTCGCCTCAAGGGCATTCCCTTTCCTCCGAGTGAAGGGACTCAGAAGCCCTCGTGTGTTGGACACTGGACGAACGACCTTGTCTACTCACGCCTTGCACCAGGAATACTCAAAAAGCTCCGCGAAGTGAATCCAAGAACTGCATCTGGGACGAGAGCTCGCAAGCACCATCAACATCTGACGGACGATGTGGGTGTTCCTGAGCTTCAGGATCACTTGTCAAACGTGACATTCTTGATGAAGACTTGCCAAACTTGGGAGGAATTCAAACAGCGTCTGGACATCGCGGCGGCAAGGTATGGTGATACCATGAGCTTATCGCTCAATGATCCTTTACGACCTTCTTCTTCACAGAATCAGGGTCCGCCTTCTCCAGAATCTTCTTAAACACGTCCTGCGCGCTCTTGACGCCAGCTTCCGCCGCTTTGACGGAAGTCTGGCGTTTTTCCGCTTTGCGCTTTGCTCTGGACTGGGTTGCCATGGGGGAAGATGTCACGGAAAATTGAGCTTGGCAATGCGAAGCGCTTTGTATTCAGTTGCAACATTTGTTGGCCAGTTCCTTAAGCCACAAACCAATATTTGCAGGAGATGTGACAGCGGGCCATTGCGCAAGAATGGCGAACTTTGAACCATCAGCTTTGTCCACGAACTGAATACCTCTGTATTCGACTGCTCCGAAGTTCTCATGGCAAATCAAATGGCAATTATACCGGAGATCCAAGCATACCTCGATACCGTCACTGCGGCATTTGTTGACATCTCCCAAGTTTGGCTCTTTGGGAGCCGTGCAAACGGAACTGCAAAAGATTCCTCCGACTGGGATTTCTTCGTTTTTGCTAATGCCAATGTGCTTCACGCCCTCCGTTGTGACAGATGGTTTCAGCGAACCGATGTTGATCTCCTTATTGTCACCGATGGCGACAATTTCGAATGCCCTTGGGAGCGCAGTGACTTCCCCGGCTCGTTCAAGAGAGGCCATCTCATGCCGCGACGTATCCCAAACGTGGGCTACGCCCTTGGCTTTGACTGGCGCTTCATTGATGACGTGAGCGCTGTCTATACCATCACTAGAATGGGTTACTACAGGACGCTTCAGTCCGTCCGCGTCTTCACTCGCGAAAGTCTTCATTCAGGCGACCCTCCCGGTTGAATTTCCACAATCGGACTGACCCAATACCGCTCGCCGGACTGATGCGCTGTATACGGTTCCACTCTGCTGTAGGCAATTTCGTTTTGAGCTTCTTCATGGTGTTCTTTGAGGTTGAGATTTAGCCAGCATTCAAGCCGTTCTTCGCCATCGCCGCCCGCACTGCCTCGACATCGAAGAGCAGCACCCGCTGATTACGGCGGTCGCACGGGATGAGGGCCTGACTGGCCCAATTCAGGACGGTGTTCTTGTGGCGGCCAAGGATCTTCGCCAGTTCCGCAGCCCGAACAATGGTCGGTGTTTTGTCAGCCATGCCCACGTTGTAAACGAGTTGTGCAGAACTTACAACAAAAATAGCACTTGGCACACAGTTACCACTACCCGTAATATCACCACATGGCAGACACCCCTATCGCAGACGAGTTTGATACCTCAGACCTTGAGAACCAACTCGCCGCCTCGCTCGCCGACGGTGCAAATCTCGGCAGTCAGCAGCCTCCACCGGCTACGGAAAAGGGAACGCCTGTCTATACCCCGACCCCGAGCACGCCCGCGCCTGCACCGGAGACACAAACTCCGACCCAGCCGCCGGCACCGGGGTTGCAGCAAGAGCAACAACAGCAGCAGCCCAACCCGCAACAAGATGACAAGGGTGAAGATGGAGCGTTGCGCGTCCGCCTCTATGGCAAGGACGCCGCCTACGCAGCATTGATCAAAGCTGGCACGCCCCCGCGTGAAGCATTCGCCAAAGCCTACGGCCAGGAGGAATCCGGCCAGCAGCCGACGCAGCAACAGCAGGAGCAACAGCCCGACCCAAACAGTCTTGCAGGACTCAAGGCCCAGCTTGCCGAAGTCCAGAAGCAGCGAACCGAGCTTGCAGAGAACGGAAGTGTGATCACGACCGAAACTCTGGCACTTGATGACCGCTACCATGATCTTCGCACGCAGATCCGCGAAGCCGAAGCAGCCGAACGCACACGCGCACAGCAGGCGGAAGCCGCTGCGCAGTCCCAGTTCGACTCCGAGTGGGCAAAGGCAGACGCCGAAGCGATCGCTCTCTATCCTGACGCCTCAGTCGCCGATTCCGCTCTCAACAAAGCGGTCAAGGCCGACATGGACGCGATTATGGCCGACGAGAATCACCCGCTTCGCGGCATCTCCAACCTGCCGATGGTGTTGTATCCCGCTCATGCCGCCCGTCTCGGTATCGCACCGAAGACAATCAAAGCCGCCACTCCGCCCGCGCGCGAGATCCCGACGATGATGCCCGCCTCTGGCGGCCTCAAGTCGCCGCCTCCCGCCGTCCAGAATGACGCAACCCAACAGCGCGCTCTTCAGGATCGCGTTCAAGCAGCGATCGACAGCGACGACGCTGACGCAATCGCCAACATCTTCGGGGAGCAGCTTGGCGGAGATAACTTCCGCCGTAGCCAGATGATGTTGAGCACCGCCGGATAGCAGGCGCAAGCCGCATCCAGCCCCACAGCCCCCACTTCCACAGAACGCAACCTGCCCCTGACGGGCCGGTCTTTTGTCGTTTCTGCGTCTCAATTTCCAACCGCATTTTTACATCACTTTTATGGCTAACGTCCCCGCAATCAACGTGACCGAATGGGCGGCTCGCTTGGCTCTCGCCAACGACTCTCAGGAGGTCAAATGGATGGCCGACATCGTGCTTGGCACGCGCGGCCGCTTCAATCCGTTTCACGGGCTCATCGGCGGCATGTCCGGCATGAAGCCCATCACCGAAGTCATGTCGTTCCAGACCCTTCAAGGTCAGGAGATCGTCATCACCCTCGACCGTCCGCTCGGTGGCCGTGGCACGCAAGGTGCCGCCTCCACAACGAAGCTCCGCGGTCGTGAAGAAAAGGTCCGTCACGCCACTTACCGGGCGAAGGTCGGTCTCTTGGCGCACGCCGTCGAAGGCGAGCAGATCATGAAGACCGAGTCCGTCATCGGTAAGGACTGGGACAACCGCCAGCGCCAGAAGCTCAAGGAGTGGTTTGCCTGGAAGCAGGGCGACGACATCCAGTTCGAGTGCATCAAACGCGCTCACAACCGGAACACGCTCTACCCCAACAACAAGAGCAGCGTCGATGCGCTCGGCAGTGCCGACTACACCAACCTGCAGACGGTCGTTGAGGCTCAGCAGCTCCTGAACTCCAACCAGAGTGAGCCGTTCGACATCAGCAAGACCAAGAGCGGTGAAGAAATCCTCAAATACCTGATCATGGGCCCCCAAAAGGCTTGGGCAGGTATCGCAGGTTCCTCGGCCTATCAGAACTTGCTGGCGAACGCCGACACTCGCGGCAGCGAGAACCGGCTGTTCAAGGGCGGTCTGCCTGAATACATGGGCAACCTCCTGTATTCGTGGCAGGTGCAGGACGGCACGCAGGTTGGCCCGCTGGCTTGCCCGCTCGCTCCGATTGCCTACACCGGCAGCGTTCTACCGTCGATCGGTGACAGCACCACGGCTCCGACGATCAAAGGCGGTGGCTCGGCGGTGAATGCCGCTGAAACCGATCCGGCGTTCTTCCAATACTTCCCCGCCGCGTCCTACATCGGACACGAGGGCGAGAAGATCGCGGCGACTACCGGCACCGAGTATTACCTCGGCATCAAGGTCATCGACCCGAGCAGCGATCAGGTCGGCAAGATCGCGATCTTCAGCTATAAGGTCAACAACGGCAACCAGATCACCGCCTTTAAGCGTCTCGGCGCTTCGGCGACTGGCGACATCGTGACATCGATGGGCAGCATGACGTATGACACGGGCGCGTGGACGGTCGCGGCCGGCTCGAACGGGTTCAACGGTCTGTGCCTCGGTGAGATCCCGATCGGCAGCCCGATCTTCCTGATCAACGCGAAGGGTCAGCCGTATGTGCGTTCCATCGCGATGGGCCGCAACATGATCCTCAGCGGATGGGGCAGCATCGCCGCCGGCGCTGGTCAGGTTCCCGGTATGCGCCTCGAGCAGCCTGAAGACTACGGTCGTATCAACGGCCTCGGTTATCAGCAGGTTTGGGGTTGCCGTGCAACCGAGAACGCCGACAACATGGTCAACGGCTATGTGATGGTGGTCTCCGCCTACAACCCGCCCGGCTGGCCCGACATCGCCTAATCGTCACCCAACTCGTTCGGAGGGTCGCCGCGTGCGACCCTCCTTTTTGACCCCACCACTATGAAATTCACATCCGTCAAACGCATCGGTATTATTTACCCTGGGGCCGGTCACCGGCAGCAGGTTGAAAGCGGTCAGCATGGTCGCGTCATCGGGCACACCGCCCACGACAGCAAAACGGGATGCCAAACCTACTGGTTCCCGACCGTCGCCGAGTTCATGCGGCAGGCGAAAGACATCTTCACCGGCAACTACCGGTTCGTCGTCGCCCCGCCCGTTCCCTACGTCGAAGTCGAAGAGATTGAGACTGACGGGACGGTGATCGAAGATGCCATTGCCCCGTTGATGGAAGAGATCACGAAGCTGAAGGCCGTGTGTGAGGCGTTGCGTGCAGAACGCGATGCGCTCGCGGCTCAGGTCGCAGCTTCCGCGCCAGTGATCGAAGAAGAGCCCAAGCCCGCGCCTCCGTCCAAGGAGTTCCCCGAGCTCGCTCAGAAGATTGTCGATACCTTGAACGGCAAGAAAATGCGGCTCGGTGAACTCCGTGCGGCCATCGGCCACACCGACGAGGAAATCAAAGCCGCGGTCAATGCCAACCTCGACATCTTCGCTGAAATCAATCGTGGCTGGGTCAAATTGCGGGCTGACGAGTCCGAAGACGAGTAAACAACCATTTTCCGAAGGAGATTCCCATAATGAAAAGCATCCTCATCATTTCCATGCTCTGCCTCTCGGCGCTTTCGCTCAGTGCGCAGACAATCGATCAACGGGAGGCGGCCGTTCGTCAGGTGACGAATCAAGGCACCGGTCCCGAAACCCCCGTCGCATCCCTTGCCCGCGGCATCCTCGACCCGAAAGGGAACGTGCTTGCCAATGGTCGCAGCGGCGTCCTTGTCCTGACGGCGAACACCACCATTGGCGGTAGTTCGGTCGCGGCGCTCGGCACGATCACCAGCACCAACGCCAATGCGTTTGATGTCGGTCCGAACGGCACCACCAACCCGACGTTCCAGATCGACGCCTCGACCAGTTCGGCGGCGACCGGGATCAAGATCAAATCGGCAGCAGCAGCCAGCGGAATCGCTTTGAGCACCATCTCGAGCGGCACCAACGAAAGCATGACGATTGACGCCAAAGGTTCGGGGACGATCACGCTCAATGGCACAGCAACCGGCGCGATCATCGCCGGACGAACGGTGACGTTGAGCGATCCGACGACGCCAAGCCTGACGACTGCCGCTAGCAAGACCAACACCGGTTACCTGCAAATCAACGGCAAGACCTCAGGCGCGACGAAGTTCACGACCGCCGACGCCACAGCCCAGACAGTGACGCATACCACGGCGGCACAGACGAGCGGAGCGGCGACGGTGACGATTCCCGACATGGCGGGTGTGAGCGCGACGTTCTCGTTCAACAGCACGGCGACGTTGACGGCGGGCGCAACCCCGGCGTTCGCGCCAGGGGCGGCAATCTCCACGTATTTGCTCACACCGGGCGAAGACGAGACGATTGCAGCGACAACGACCGGAGCGACGGCGGGCAAGGTGTATTACATCCGCGTGCTCACCAGTGGCACCACGAGTCGGACGTTGACGTTTGGCAGCAACTTTAAGAGCACCGGCACCCTTGCAACAGGGGTATCGAGCGCGAAGGTGTTCGTCATCGGATTCCTGTTTGACGGAACAAACTTTTGCGAGGTGAGCAGAACTACGGCTCAATAAGCCTTTGAGTCCACTTTGCAGGACTCCGTTGTTGCATCCGACGTGCTAGGATACGCATGGGCCGCGCCTCGTGAGGGGCGCGGCTCTAACCTTTTTAGGACGCCAGTTCCCGCCCATAATCCCCGCCCTCGCTCGCCAGCATCCCGCCGCCGTAGGGGTGGACAATCGCCGGTTCGCTCTTCAGATGCGTGCGCAGCGGTGTCCGGTTGCTCGCGTGCTCGGTCAAGATCGCCTGACGACCGATTGCCCACGAATCAGCGCCCGCCGTGTAGTTGCCTTGACGCTCGAACGCCAGGGCATTGAACCCCATTTCGATGGCGGTGATGTTGCCAGGCCAAACCCAGTCGGTGACGTGGATCAGCGGCACATGCACACGCTTGCAGAAGGCCCGCAGTTCGTCGGTCGTCTCCTGCAACTTGTAGCGGTGGAATCGTGGCGCGACATCGGTCGGCTCGTAGGTGCCGAGCAGCGTCTCGACGCCATCGATCACAACATAAAGACTCCACGGGTAGGTGAACCGGCTGCTCGTGACGTAGATGCCTTCGACATCAGAAACCGTCTGCGAACTGTCAACGCTCGGGTTTGCGGCGATCATGTCGAAGCCCAGCACGCCGGCGGTGAAAATCTGCGCCTTGGCGGCATCGGGTGCCGTCACATGGATGGTCTTTCCTACATCCGCAGCATTGGTGATCTTCAGCCGCAGGATGCCGGCTCCGGGTAGTTTGGTCTGGATCGGCCACTTGTAGCCTTCATCGACAACCCCGTAGAGGCTCATCGCCGAGGGGTCTTGGTAGCCCCAGCCGTATTCGTGCCACTGGGAATATTCAGCGACCATCGCCATCGGCGCGTCACGCTTGACGATCCCGTGGATGCGCCCGAATCGGCGAGGGACGGTGATGTAACCGAGCGACCCATCAAACCCGACCTCAGAATAGAAGTTGGCGAACGCATCGCTCTCGATGTAGCGCCGACACACTCGGTTCAATTTCGAGATCAGGTCGGTTTGGGTGAGCCCCATGAACGAGAGCTCGCTAATGACATCGGCGACTGTGATGCTGGTTTCCATGCCGTGAGCGTAGCACGTCCGGCCCAAAAAGAAAGCGCCCGGCCCTACCTCCCAGAAGAACCGGACGCCGCACCTACACTCACCGACTACGACAGTTCGGTTTGCGAACTCAAGAAGTAGCGTAGAACGTCGAGGGCGTCAACGTGAAGGCGAATCGCCGTTTCCACCACTGCAGGTTCTTCAGGTTCGGCCAGACGATCAGCCGCGCAGGAGCGGTAGCCGACAGGAACTTAGCTACCGGGTCAGGGGCGAACCCTTCGGCCTCATGGACATCCTGCCGCCAAAGCACCTTGCCTGCGGCATCCTCGATGATGTAGGCGATGAACCGCGTATCGACCGGCTGCTCAACCTTGCCATCGGGCCATGTCACGCTCACCGTGTATTCACGCATGAGACTTGCATACCACGTCTGCTCATCCTTCCACGTCGTCGGCGGTGCCACGCCATCGAACGCCTCCTGATGGATGAGGCGATTCTTGAAGTCAATCCCGACAAACCGCTCATAAGCGGCGAGCGTCCGGACATTGCCCAACCCGTAGGGTCCGACATCACACAGGTTCTCGGCCTGCCCCATGATCTTGAGCACCCGGTCTTTGCTCACCTTGTCGCGGCTGCGGTGGGTATCGGGTGCGTCCTCCCAGATTTTCGGCCTCCCGCGGCGGTGATACTGGTGCCAGACGACAAGGCGGTGCGGGTGGAACAGGTCGTAACCGTGCGTCCAGCTTCGGGCGGCCATGATCAGCTCCTCGCCGAGAAAGTAGAGGTCAGGGTCGTAAGGGATCTCGGTGCAATGGCGGCCGAGCGTGAAGAAGAAGTGCCCACTGGCGAACCGCGCGGGGACCGGCGACGTGCGAGTCTGCCAATCGGTGATTCGTTTCGGCACAAACTGCAGCGACCCGTCAGGCGAGAACGGTTTCGGCGTCATCACCCACGGCACGCAGTCGTTTTTCGTATTGTCCGCCTCGTAACTGCCTGCATAACTGGTGATCGCCGGTTTCTCGGCCCCGGTCTGCCGCATCATCTCAATCAACGTCTCATCCCACCCCGGTTCAAACCGATGATGAGAGTCAAGTTGGAGCACGTAGTCTTCTCCGTCGTAGAGTGCCTGGCTGTGAGCACGCGCCCAGCAACACCCGAGCGCATTTTTGGCCGGGACATCGATGATTGCCCGCACGCGCTTACGGTATGGCCCGAACGCTGATTGCGGGGTTTCATCCTCGCCGTGCTGCCAGCAAACGCCGAACTCGACACGGTGCGGGAACTTGGCCTTGGCAAGACAATCCTCGATGGTCTTTGGAAGCTCGGGATCGCGGTAACTGATGATGTGGACGAAGATCGTCGGTAGTGGCGTCATGGCGGAGGTTCAGTCACGGTCACGGTCACTTCAACCGTAATTGTCACTGTCTCGGTCACTGTCTCGGTCGTTCCGATGTTGATCGTCTCCGTAACCGTCACGGTCTCCGTCTGCGTCTGACCAATATCAACCGTTACTGTCTCGGTCACTGTCTCAGTCACGACAGCGGTCTCGGTGATCGTCAGCGTCTCGGTGATCGTCTCGGTAGATGTCACCTGCTCGGTCACGGTCTCGGTGATCGTCGCCGTCTCGGTGATGGTCACCGTTTCCGTCACTGTTTCCGTCGCACCGACGCCCACGGGCCGGACAGAGCGCCGGAAAATCTGCTGTGACTTGCGGGGTGTCAGGATCAGTGTCCGCCCGTCAAAATGCTGCTGAATGTCACGATGCAGCCCGCCGCGCAAGATCATGTCCGGCACGTTAGCCGCGGCATCGGGCTGAATCGATGGGACGTTCGGGTCCATCAGTAGCGGACAGGCGTGCTCTTGTGGAAACCGTCGAAGTCACGCAGGCGGAAGAACGCCAGGCAGTCCCCTGTCCCGTCTGCAGCGCTCATCAGCGCCATCATCGTGTCTTTGAACTGCTCGTCCTTCGGGGCGGTTCCGGTGAGTCGATCATCTGCCGTTGCGACGCCAATGGTGATGGTGGTCACGCCAGTGTATTGAATCGGAAGTTCATTCCGATAGAGTTTGGCGCGGTAGAGCGACATATCGACCAGCGCAATGGACAACGCAGCAGTGCAGTCGTAATATACGTTGTCGTCCTTGAGCGTGTAGTATTTCGCCCCCGCTGGGAGCGGCATGTAGAATTCAAAAACGATTTGTGAAGCAGCCATAAATCAGCGGATTACGAGGTCTGATTGTTTGATCTTCGGCGGGCGGACCTCGACAGAGGTCGTTTCCCACAATCCGTAGGGGTTTTGAACCGGCTCCCACGTCAGGATGTGCGGGCGTCGGGTCGTCGGCTTGGTCGCCTCGAAGAACAGCGAAGAGGTAGAGCCGCCAAGGTCACGCGCTCCGCCTGATGCGGAGTAAGCACGGGTGCCGGACGGTGCAAATTCAATCGTGATGTCGTCATGGAACGACGGCGGGAACTCGCGCCGGGTGCCGTTGACCTCGACGACGATCGAACGCGGGTCGGGGGTGTTGATGCGCGGACGCATCGGCTGGACGGCAGAAAGGTAGCGGCGGGTGATGAAGCTCGACCCCTTGAAAATCTCGTCCGCCATCAGTGCCTTGATGTAGAGCGTCGGGGCGGTGACGGTCTCAAGTACCCCTGAATCGTTGATGTTCTGGGAGGTCTGCGGAAACGAGTAGTCGGCTTCAATCCAGATGTCGTAAATGATCGGTTCCCAAGGGTGATTCCCGATCTTCCCCGGCGAATCATCGTAGAACGGAACCAACAGTTCGGAGGCGGTCTTGTTCTTGAAAAAGTAGAACGTCGAACGCTCCGGCCCGATGGATTCGCCGATGAAATGCCAGTCGTTGATTCCCATTTCGCCGAGGGACGGGAGCTTGAAGCACTCGTCAATGTCTTTGTAGGCGGTCGGCTCGGTCGCCGGGATGATGCCCGGAAGGCTGGCGCGCTTCGGGGTGTTGGTGAGCGTGATCTTGTCGGTCTGGACGAAGAGCGCGAAAATCTTCTCTGCCGGGTTGGATGTCCCTACCCATGTCCAGAGATTCGAGTCACGCGTCTGCATTGGGCGGATTATCGCCGCCCCCGACAGGTTCGCAAGTGCTCATCGGGAGCGGTCAAAAAGGAATCTCCTCCTCCCTTCCAAACGCTCTGCGCAGGCGGTCAAGGATCAGGATGCGGGCGCGGACACGCTTGTTGTAGAGCCACTGAGCCCAGCCAGAGCTCCAGCAATCATACCATCTTGGAAGGTCGTAGCGTATCAACAGCCGCATCATTGCCCGCTCAGCATCAGCCGTTGAAACGTGCTCATGAACGACAAGACCCCGAATGCAACCCTTTGCCCGAACCTGCCAAGGTTGAAGCGTCGTCGGTTCGTGGAAGACCTCGCCGTTGAGCAGCCAGCGACGTAGGATGATGACCTTTCGCTCATAAACGCCAGTCCCGCTGCATCGGCGGCATCTGTCCCACAAGTGCTCCGGCAGGTCATCGTAGATGCCTCTCCAGATTCCATCACCGCAGTAGCATGGCTTTTTGATAATCTGAACGTCATAACCGTCAGCGATGCCGTGCCGCTTCATAATGAGGCTCTTCAAAGGATAAAACCATGCCCGTTTGTGGACGTAGTTGCCAGCATTGGCGGTCTTGAACCATTGGAGATGCTTGTCGGGGATCGACAGGCCGGGGAACGGGAGCATGAGTTGCGGGTTCATACTTTTCTCACAAACGCAGTGCAGGCAAAGGCGATGCCGGGAAGATCAACGACGTGCGTCTCGGCATCATAGACACAAAGCCATCCATCCACATGACCGCTAGGCTTGCTCCAAAGCGGCTTTTTCATTGCCAAACACCATAAAGTCCACGCTTCAACCGTAAGAACACATCGCACTTGCACCGGATCGTTCGAATAGGTCTGGCGTGCGGATTCCTCAATTTGGGCGATCATCGCCGTGATGAAATCCTGATGAATGGCGGTCATAGTGGTGCCCAAAGTTGTCAACAATTTCGCCCGTTGTCAATGTTGCCGTGCAAATCGCCGTCCGTTACGTTCGCGAGCCAGTGCGGTCAACCTTCACGCTTGATGCTATGCCTGCTACAATGACGCAACCGTTCGCCCATCGCCCCCGCCCCATCCAGGTCTATCAGCCGAACCGAGGGCCAAAGATCAAAGGCGTCACAGAACTCCAGAGCTCGGCAGCGATGCAGGACTACCGTGCGCGAAACTCGCTCTATGGCGACATCCCGACCGCCGACCAAGTGAAAGCACAGGTTGAGCGTGAAAATGCGGCGAAGAAGATGATGGCGCAATCGCAGTTGAGCCAGCAGTTTGAAGCCTACCGCCGTGCGCAGGGTGCGGGTGCCGTGGTTCCAGTGGTCCCTGAAGATCCGGCAGAGAAACGCCGGAAGAACCTGATTGCTGGCGGTGCGCAGCCGATGGAGGCGGCGAAGATCATCGCCGACGAAGCCAAGACAGCCGCCGTGAAGCCTGCCGTGCCTGCTGCTCCTGCAGGGCTTGGCCCGTCGCAAATCCCGCTGAAGACAGCCCCAGCGTTCCCATCACCCGCCCTCCCAAGCCCGATCGGTTCGCCCGCGATCTCTGCCGCAACCGCTCCCGTGCAACAGTCCGCCCCGCAAGCCCCTCCATCCGCAGCGACCGTTACCGACAACGGAGTTACCTCGCCGATGCGCCAATGGATCGACGAGAACAAGAAGCGGCAGAAAGATGCCGGAATCGGCACAGGCTCAGGGACAGCCGTAGGCGTGGCGGCCAAAGGCGGCCGCGATGACCAACGTCAGCCGGTGCTCGCCGGCGAAGAGGGTTCCGAGGTCAAGATCAACGACGATGAAAGCGTTGAGGCGATCAATCAGCCGACGATGCTTTCACGCAAGCAGGGCGGTGCCGTCATCCCTCACCACGAGCTCAGGCGGCTCAAGAAGAAGTATGACAAAAAGCCCATCGCCAAGTGCAAAGCGGCTATGGGCGGCAGGCTGACGAGTGCTGATACGCTCATCGGCAACGCCAATGCCGCGGCGCCGGTCGGGATTGGCGGAACGACAACTGTCCCCGGTCCCACCCCTCCGCAGGCATCGACAGGTGCCGGACAGACCCAGGCCGTTCGTTTCGGCCCGGTCGCCGGACAGCCATCGATGCCGGTTGAACCGAGCAATCGCATCCCTACCCGCTGGAAAGTCTAATCACCGATCATGCCCGCCGAATCTTACCTCACGCAACTTCGTCGCCAGTCGTCGGGCGGCACGCCAAGCGTTTCCGATCAGGAGGCTGATGCGATCCGCAGGGACGTGGATACCCGGCTCGCCAAAGAAGAGCAGCAGCAACAGCGGTCGATGCTGTCCCAGATGAAGGACGAGGCGCGACGCAAGACCCAGGCACTCAAGGAATCCGGCTACACGGTCGTTCACGACCCTGAAACCGGCGAGGCAATGGCGCAGACCGCGCCCAATGGCGAACGGGTCCGCCGCATCTTCGGCAGCAATGTCAGCGTAGGCGAGCAGACAGGCGAGTATTACAAGCCCGACATGAAGAGCGGCGGGTTGACGGTCGCCACGGGTGAGAAGAAGATTGACCGTGACGGGCGGATTGTCGAAGACCTCGGGCGAGGTATCAAGCGCATCGGTGATCTCGATGAAGCGGCGGTGAAGCGCAAGAATCAGTCCGCGCTTCTGGATTCAGCGGAGGCTGAGCTACGCAAGCAGCACGCCGACCTCTACGCTAGGTCCGGCAACATCGGCAACGCAAGGGCCGCCGCACGTAAAGCATCCGACAGTTACGCGGGCGCGAAGACTCTCTACGGTGAGAACCCAACCGACCCGAAAGAAAGCGGGATTGTATCGAAGGCCAAGGATGAGGCTGATGCAGCGAACAAGACTTTGGCTGATGCCGAGGACCAGTTTCACAAGGTCCGTGAACTCAGCGGAAAACTGAATCAGATTGCCGTGCATCGTCGGCAGGCCAAGGCATCGACGCTACCGGCGGACGTTGAGAAGCAATACGCCGACATTGTGAACGGCGCGAAAGGCGCTCCCGCCGCTCCAGCGCAACCTACTCCGGCGGTCGCCGCAGCACAACCAGCGCCGCCCCCTCCGCCGATTCCTGCCACGCCACCCGCGCCAGTCACGCCGGAAGTCGGGACCAATCCGACAGGCTCCGCGCAATCGACCGGTGCCCAGGCTGCCGCGCAGTCATCGCAGGCGCTCGCCAACACGCAGGCCAACACCCCAGGACAGCCTGCGGAGATGCCGAAAGACGCCACAGTCCAGCCGCCGCCAGCAGCGCCAGCAGCGCCCGCGGCACCCGTGCAACCAGCACCACAAGCCGCGCCAGCGCCAGCGCCAGAAGTCCAGCCGCCAACGGGACCGGTCGCCAATCCCGAGGACACGGCGGCGATGAGCCTCGATGAGCACGGGAAAGCCCTCGAAGCGTCGTCGAAGACTCTCGAGGCCAATTCCGCAGCGCTTGATGCCCGCCGTCAGCAGATAACCGCCCCGATGCAGGTCATCGCGCAGAAGAAAGCCGACTGGCAGGCGCGAAGCGACGCGATGCTTGCGAGCGGTGCCGATTCTGATTCGATGTGGCTCGCCGATGGGACGAGTATCACGTTCGCCGCCGGGATGAAGGACGAACTGCGGGCGCTCTACAAGGAAGAGCAGACGACCGCCAACGCCATCCGTCCGCAGCTTGAAGCGCTCAATTCCGAGTATGACATGCACCGCGCCGACGTGGCGCAGCATCAGGCATCGCTCCAAGAGTATCAGTCGAAAATCGACGAGGAACAGGCTCGACGTGAGGCGGATCGTCAACGGGTCATCAGTGACCTCCGTAAGTCTCCCGTGACATCGGCAGTCGCGGACAGGATGGAGCAGGCAAAGGCCGAGCACGACGCCGAGACGGCGAAGATCGAAGACACCTACAAAGAGCCTGCCCAACGTGAGGCGGCGCTCAAAGCCGCACAGGAAAGCTACAAGAAGCGGGTCGAGGGCATGTCGGGCGACATTGCCGAGGCCGCCAACCCACTCAAGCGAATCTCCAAAGAGCAGGATCTCGCGACCGACGTTCAGGCGCTCAACGATGATGAGTCAGTCGGTATGCGCGAAGTCCGCACGCCCGAAGACGCCAAGGCGTTCGGTGAGGCGATGCAAAAGCGTCGTCAGGAACTCCAGCAACGCTACGGCGTGACCGCCGACCAGTTCGAGAAGGTCGCGGCATCCGTTCGCTCACGCCCCTACTCGGTCGATGAAGAGGGCAATCTGCAGTTCACACCGGCCAGTGGTAAAGACGACCCGACGCCCGATGTCGTGGCGAAGGGGTTTGAGGCGGCAGTCAAAGACGGCGTTCTCGATGAGTCGAAAGTCGGCGAGATGCGCCAGAAGCTCGATGCGGCAAAGGCCGAGTGGGAGAAAGTCGTCGCCGAAGCAGGAGATAACGCCAAAGCAAAAGCCGCTCTCCGCGGTGCGCTCAAAGGCGGGGCGTTCATTGGCGGGGCGACTCTCGGGACTCCATTGGGGGCCAAAGGCGGAGCGGCGCTTGCTACTGCTATGGCCGGACCTGAAGCCGCCCCGGTCGGCGCGGCGGTCGGTGGGACGATTGGCGCTCTCACGGGTGGCACGATCGCTTCCGCCGGTGCCGACAAACTGCTCAATGCCGCAGGCCGATACGTGCAGGCGATCAACAGCATCAACCAGTCTGCCGCCGTTCATCCTGGCTACGCGCAGACCGGCGAACTGGCGGCGTTCATCATCGCCCCCGAAGGTCTGACCTCTCCAAAGTTGTTCGTCGAGAAGGGGATCGCGGCCGGATTGAAACCTGCGGTGGTGGCGTCGATTGAGAACTACGCCAAGCTCGGCAGCATCGCCGCGGATGGCGTGGGCAAGGCTGGCGCAAGTGCTGCGGTGGATTCCGCCCGCGCGGTGGCCGCCGCTGATGCGGTGCTCAAGTCGGCAGCGGGTTCAGTGGGTGGCGCGGTGGCGTTCACGGGTGCCCAATATCTCTTTGACGCCGGTCGCTATGCGGTGGCCGATCTCGCCGGGATCAAGCACGACCAATTGCACGCCCCCGGCTTTGCTGACCTGGCAACGAACGTCGGGCTCGGGTTGCTCCTGCATGGGCGGTCACTGACGTTCCGCGACTACTCACCGGCTGAAGTGGCGAGCATCCTCACCCGTGCGAAGGTGCGAAACGACGCCGGGATTGACCTCAAAGCCGATGCGACACCCGACACGATCATTCGGGCGTTCAAAGATGCTGGCGTTGACCTTGATGCTTCGGGGCTTGCCGAGATGGGCCGCCCGCTCACCGCCGAGGATGTGGCGGTTTACGAGTCAGCCAAGCGGAAGACGAAGGAGTTGCAGGATTCCGGCGAGTTTGCAAATGCCGGGGTTGAGTTCGGCGGCGCGGTGCAGGGCAACATCCCCGACATCTTCGGACGCAAAGGCAAAGGCACGCCGATTGCATCATCAGTCGTCAACGCACGCCCGAACGAGCGGATGGGCGGCGGTGGTGAAGGTGAAGCGCCCAAACCGGGCGCACCTACCGGCGGGCAACCTGCGGCACTCCCCGAAGTTTCACCCGAAGCCAGACAGGCGGCGAGTGATACCGAGTTGCAGAGCGGCGGCGCAGACTCCGAGGCCGTGCGCAAGGCGACGGTCCTTCGCGACATCGGCAACGGTGCCGATCTTCGCACGATGACCGAGGCCGACTTGAATACCGTCGGGCTCACCCACAAAGGCGGCGACATCAAGCCGCTCACCGGACGCGACCCGCGCACCGGACAGCCTTACACGCCATCGGTTCAGGTCGATGACAAAGGGCGGGCGATCATCCTCCAGCCCGCGATTGACGATCTACGCGCCAATTTCCCGGCTACCTCGCAGCTTGTGACGGCGGACGAAACGCAGATCCGCCAACGCTATGCCGATGCCGACAAGGTTCGTCCAGCGAACGACCAACCCGCCAATGCTCCGGCAACGGGCTCCGTCGTTCCCCGTGACTCATCCTCTGGGGGTGAGGCTTTGCCGGCGGCGAGCGGCAAGGGGAACTCCAAGGGGGCGGCACCTTCTGGGTTGAAGGGTGCCGCCCCCGCCCCTGAATTAGAGCGGTCACTTACCCCAACAGGCGGCGAAGGGGACAAAATTCGGAAATGGGGTAGTCAGCGTTTGCATCTGCTGAAAGGCAAGGGTCGAACTGAGTTGATCAAAAGAATCGACATGATTGCCACAGAATTAGATGCCTATTCAGGCAAATTCAGTGGTGGAGTTGTCATAACGAACCAAGCCAATCACGGGAAGATTTTCTACAGTCAAAAGACGGACAGGATTTACATAAATCCTGTGAAGATGCTGAAATACTTGGATGAAGCCAAAAATGATTTCAGAATGCAATCCGTTGTAACTGCTGCTCTGGATGAGGAATACAAGCACCAGACAACCAGTGACTTATATTATAGCGATGCGCAGTTTCGATTGAATCTTGATAAAGTTTGGGATGCGCTGCCAGACGAACTGAAAGCGCTCAGCGCCGAATCTTATTTCAAGCGTGAGGGAGCGAGGTGGAACAATGATGAAATAGGGAAATTTGAATTTTTCAGACAATACTGGCAAAGAAATTCAACGCGCAAACTGACAGAGACAGCTTTGCGCGAAAAAGGTCTGATTGGAGCACTACGAGCATTGCTGGCTCGCTTCATCCGCGAGCTTCAGGCAATCGCCAAAGGGACAAAGCATCCAGAACTAAAGGCGATTCTCGACCGGCTGATTGCGCAAGGCGAAGAGTATGTTGCGGCTCTCAAAGGGACTGATGCTTATGAAGCGCGCCGACGATCAAAGGTAGCCAATATGCTGCGGGCGAAAGCCGAAGCTATGGAGCAGGTCGGCGGCGAGTCGGCGGTGAAGCAGGCGGAGAAGCTGCGCGAGAAAGCCGACAAGCTCGAGGAAAAGCTGAAGGTAGCGGAAACGCCAAGTGAAGAGCCGAGTTCGCCAAGTAAGGTCGAAACCGTGGATGAACAGGCCCACGAAGCCGCCACAAGCCCGAAAAACGACCTCGCCGAGCCGACCGATGCCCAGAAAGAGGCGGGAAACTACCCCAAAGGGCATGTCACGCTCGCCGGGATGGACATCAGCATTGAGAACCCCGCCGGTTCCAAGCGTCGCCCCGAGTGGCCGGAACTCCGCGACCACTACGGCTACTTCCGTGGGACGGTCGGGCGTGACAAAGATCACGTCGATGTCTTCATCAAACCCGGCACACCGTTGGACTACGAGGGACCGGTGTTCGTCGTCAATCAGGTGGATCCGAGCACCCGCAAGTTCGACGAGACGAAGGTGATTATTGGCGCGACCGACAAGAACGACGCCTACAAGACGTATCGCCGCAACTACTCCGAGAACTGGAAGGGATACGATTCTCTGGCGGAGTTCCCTGACGTGGCGAGCTTCAAGGAATGGCTTTACAACGGCGACCACAGCAAGAAGGTGTCGAATCCGGCGAAAGCCGAGACGGTCAAGACTGGTGAAGGACCGAAAACCGATGTTCCACAGGGAACAGCGGAAGCGCCGAAGGTTCCCGACAAGCCCAAGACCAAGCTGACGAACAAGAACCTGATGACCGCCCTTCGCGGTTACTTCACCGTCGGCGCTATCGTCCCGAGCTACGGCGGTCAGGATCGTGTGGTTGCCTTCCACGGTGACAGTCCGGCTAACTGGAACGTCGATGTGGTGGCAGTCGATAAGGAGGGGCGCGACATCCCCGGCGAGCGTGTGCGCAATCACATGACGATGCCGAAGAACGAGGAGTTGCTCAAGGTGCTCAACAGGCCGGAAGAGGCATCGAATGACACCAAGCCGCAGCCGAAACCGACTATCAGTAAAGGTGACTGGGTTACCTACAAGGACAGTTTTGGCAAGGAGCACACTGGCAAGGTTGAATCAATCTGGAAAATTGGCAGTATCAGGCCGGGCGTCACAGAAGCGCCAATGACTAAATACAGCGTTGTTGATGCTGCAGGCAATTATCTGCCATCCCCAGAGGGTCCGGTCACCAAAACAACCAACCCCACCCAAGGCGGCCAAACCGAGGGCGGGGCCGGTAACGGGTCTGGTGCGTCCACTTCGACCAGCGTTGCAAGTTCGTTTGAAACGCCTGTTAAGCCGAACATATCACAGCCTGCCAAACCTGCAACCCCGCCGAAGTCGGGGGCATCGGCGGCAACCATCGCCAAAGGAAGGGCGGCATTTGAGGGCTTGCAAGCACCGGGAACGGCAAGACTCGAAACATCCAATCCGGCGGGTCAACAAATTGGCCTGCCCCGAGAACGCCGAGGGCAATTCATGGACTTGGCTGATTCGCTCATCGAAGACGGAATCACCGAGCCATCGAAGCTCGTCCAGTATTTGAACGAGATCCGCCCCGATGGCGCACTCCAGAAGTATGCCCAGGCGCTTTGGAACTACATCGGCACGGCAGACCCTAGCTTGAGCGGAACGCATGATTGGGAGAAACTTAGTCAACCGCAGGGTAAAGAACTTCCGGAAGGTGCGAGCGTTCAGGATCGCATTGCCAACTACGCGCAAGACACGCTACTGGCCGGAAAACCGATCAGCACCCGTTCGCTTGATTCGCTCTTGTCGATGGCTGGAAAGCTCGACCCGAACCTCACCCGCAAGCAGATTGACGAAGCTGTTGAACTCGGCATCACCAAGGCTGCGCGTGCCATTGTCCAGCGCGGTGCAGATCCGCAGACGACGTTTAACGAATTGGTGAAGCTCTATGAGAATCAGCCGGTTCTTGGGGCGAAAACCTCAACATCGAAGGTCAATCAGGCATTTTCGACGCCCGCCCCGCTGGCGTTCGCGGCGTCGGTCATCGGCGACATCACTGGTTCCGAGGTCGTCATCGACTCGACTAGCGGCAACGGGATGCTGACAATCGCGACAACGCCCGAACAACGGGTGATCGTCAACGAACTCGACCCGAAACGCATTGAGCGGCTGAAACTGCTAAATCCAGCTTTGGAGATCAGCAACAGTGACGCTACCACATGGATTCCGCCTGTTCTTGGAGGCCGCGGCATCGCCAACCCGCCTTTTGGCGCGATTTTGGCCGAAAACGGGCAACCGAAGCAGTTCGATACACCGTTCGGTAAAACGACGCAGATTGATCACGCGATTGTCGCCCAACTGCTGACCAAAGACCTCAAACCGGGGGCCCGTGTGACGTTCATCATCGGTGGCCCCGCTCCAACGGTGAAGACCGACGCCAATCGCGCGGCGTTCTATTCGGGCGGCATCAAGGGCGAGTTCTACAAGTGGCTCTATGACAATCACCGTGTCATTGATCACTTCACACTCTCAGGCGATCTCTACAAGAAGCAGGGCGCGGGTTGGTCGGTGGATGTGATTACGGTCAGTGGCGAAGGGCGGTCACCTTTGGCATTGCCAACACTCAAGGCTCCGCGTATGCTTGATACGTGGAAGGAGCTAGCCGATGAACTTACCCGCACCGACACCCAGCGCATCGAGCTCGGGAAATACTCGGCTGAGCAACTTGGCCAGAGGGTTGACCAACTGGCTGATGCGCTCGGAGGACTCACCGGGCCAACTCCAGAGGTTCGCGAAGGCAGCGGCGTCGCAGGCAATGCCAACGTTCCAAGCGCCGGAGGAAATGCCGGATCCGGGAAGTCAGGAGGAACAGATGTTGCGGGCAGACCTGCAGAAGTTCCTTCAGCACGTTCTGGAGACGATGCCGCAGGGGCCGGTAAGCCAGTCGAAGGACATGGCACGTCTGAGTCAGGCGGTCGATCACTTCCTCGATCCGACAGGGAACGGGAGCTAGCCGACGAGAACGGCGAGACTTTCCAGAAACCCTACGTCAGCGGGAGCGGCGTCAATCCGTCGGGATTGCTGGCGCCGGTCAACCTCGTTCTGCCGATGTCGTCGGCGATGGACAGGCTGAAAGCCAAGGTCGGTGATCTTGAGCCGTATGTCGCCAAGGAACTCGGCTACGCCAAAGATGATCCGATTACCCGCTACTACTATGGCGAGCAGATTGACGCGCTGGCACTGGCGATCGACAACTTCAAGAACGGCGGGGCGCTGGTCATCGGCGACCAGACCGGGACCGGGAAAGGACGTATCGCCGCCGGCCTCCTGCGGTATGCGGTGAACAACGGTCATGTGCCGATCTTCGTCACCAAGAACCAAGAGCTCTACGAGGCAATGCTCAACGACTTGGCGGATGTTAATGCCGCCCATGTCATCCCGGCGATCACCGACAACGTGATGAAAAGCGAGCAGCTTCGTTCGCGGCGTCTGCCGAGCGGCAAAGAAGTATTCGAGGACGTGGCGAAGACTGGCGACCTTCCGGCCGGAACAAACGCGGTGTTCACCACCTATGACCAGATCAAGAACGACACCGACCCTACCGTCAGCAAGAAAGACAGGGCGCAGGCCAAGAATGACGGCGAAGCGCCGAAAAGTTGGTGGAGAATGGCGGCGCTTAAACGCATCGCTCCGAAGGCGTTGATCGTGCTCGACGAAAGTCACCTTGCATCAGGCAAGAGCACGACAGGTTACAGGTTCGGCGATCTTCTTCGCAACCTGAGCCGCGTTTACTACAGTTCTGCGACGTTTGCCAAGCGCCCCGAGAACATGGGGATTTACTTCAAGACCCGCTTGGGCCAGATGTCGGGCGGCAATCTCGACAGCCTTATTGAACTGATGGAGGCGGGCGGTGTTCCGGCGATGCAGGTTGCCAGTTCAATGCTCGCCGAAGACGGGCAGTATATGCGGCGCGAGCGCGGATTTGAGGGTGTCGGGTTCCGCACCCACATCAATACCGCGAGCGAAACACGGGACCGGCAACTTGCCGACTCTTACACGACGGGGTTGCGCGAGATCGTGCATGTGCAGGATGCCATGCAGCGGGCCGCCAACGCCGTGAACGCGATGCTCGCCGCCATCGGCAAGAAATACGGCATTCCGCAGGCGCAGCAGGCGCGTCTTGAATCGTCCAACTTCTCGGCAAAGCTTCACAACCTGATCCGGCAATATCTGTTGGCGATCAAGGCCAACAGCGTTGCCGACATGGCGATTGATGCAATCAAGAACGGACACCCCGATGAGAAGGGCGTCGTCAAACGTCGCAAAGTCGTGGTTGCCGTCGATAACACGATGGAGTCGGTGATTGAAAGCGTCGTCAGCGGAGGTTTTCAGCCGTCGTTCATCGGCGCACTGGGGCATTACCTCAATCAGATGCGGGACTTCTATACCGGTGGGGCGTTCAACCGCGAACTGGCATTCCGAGTGACCGATGAAGCACCCGAGCAGTTCAAAAACACGACTGACGAGGATCTTCGGCGCGGTGCGGTGATCACTACCACCAACGAGGAGACAGGTGAGCGTGTGTTATCGATTAATGAGCCCGTCGTTCAGGAGATGGTCAGGCGGGCGATGTCGGGGGTGATGAAGAAAGCACAGGATGTCATTCGCGGGCTTGATCTTGGTGGTATGCCGCTTTCGCCGATTGACGCCATGCGCCAGCGTGTCGAAGAGGCTGGAATCAAAACCGACGAAATCACGGGCCGAAAGCTCGGGCTGACTGCCGATGGCAAGACCTACGAACGGACGGCGAAAGAGATCAAAGACAAGATCGCGGTTCTCGACCGCTTCAACAACAAGGACACCGATTTCGTTGTCATCAACCAGAGTGGTTCAACCGGCATCTCCATGCACGCATCGGAGAAGTTCAAGAACAAGACTCCGCGCCTGATGATCGTCGCCCAGGCGAATCTCGACATCAACGAATACATGCAGATGCTCGGGCGCATCCACCGCTCGGGACAGATCGCCAACCCTGACTTTGTGGACTTCCAGACCGCGCTTGCGGCGGAAAAACGACCGGCGGCAGTGCGCGGGCGGAAAATGGCGATGCTCAACGCCAACACCACCAGCAACGCTGAAAGCGAAGTCAGCGGGGGCGGTGCTCAGGATGCCGACTTGTTCAATGAGTATGGGGATGAGGTTGTTCACAAGTATCTGCGCGACAACCCGCGACTCGCCGACCAGATCGCGCTGAGTTGGCCGAAGCTCTACGGCGGCGTTGATGGCAATGCCCTTCTTCCGCTTGGCGACTTCATTCAGGATGAAAACGGCGGCGAAGGCTACCTTTCACGTTCGGTCACCGGGCACCTTGCGATTCTGCCGACCGAGGAACAGGATGCTTTCTGGGACTCGGTTCAGACCAACTACAACGGGCTCATCACTTACCTTGATGCCATCGGCCAGAACAAACTGAAGGCGCAGAACCTCGACATCAAGGCGAAGACAATCGCCTCCGAGATGATGGGTGCAGGCGCGGGCTCCGGTGAATCGGTCTTTGATCGTCCGGCCTACATCGAAACCGTTGAATCATCGCTCGGTGAAGCACCGATCACCGCCGAGACGGCGATGAACATCAGCGATGAGCTTCGACCGAAGGCCGTCGGCGTGATGCAGGATTACATTCACCAAACTGACGCAGCGATTGCAGCGAAAGAAGAAGAGAAAGCTCGGAAGTCTATTACCGACTGGTCAAAGCGTCGTGACGAATGGCTTGCAAATCAGCACAAGCAGCGGGACGCGATTGCGAGCTCCATCGCCAACATTGGCCGTATCGGGACAATCAAGCGTCCTGACGGGTCAGAGGGTCATGCTCTGCTGCAAACGGTTCACTTGGACGAGAAGAACCTCACCGCGCCATCGGCGCAGATGTTCTACTTCAAGGTCAACGATGCGCGTGGGACGATGAAGATCCCCGGCTCGCAGGTGGACGACTTTTTCACGCCGATCAACTACGGCGAGAAAGAGGCATGGGAACGCACATGGGAGTTCTCAACCACCCGCCACATCATCACCGGCAACCTCTTGGAAGGTCTTCGGGCGACTGGAACGGCAGGCAAGATCATCACCTATACCACCGACGCCGGAGACACAAAGACCGGCATCCTGCTGCCGTCGTCGTTCACCCGTCGCACTGAGGCGGAGAACGAAGGATTGCAGACAGTCACGTCCGGCGACGATCTTCTCGAAAAGTTGAAAGGTGGATGGAGTGTGTTCAACCCGTCCAAGACCGTGCAGTTTGCCCACCGCGAAGGGCGCACAGGGCTGAAAGTTCCGGCGTCGCGTTCGGAAGGTGGCAAGTTCTGGCGCAATCCCGAACTCAACCGGTTGACGAAGGACGGCGAGTTTGTGCAGCGTGGCAACTGGATGCAGGCCGAGATTCCTGAGAAGAACGTCGGCGAAGTCTATGACTTCATCAGGCGCTCGGGCGAAACGCTCAATGCCCGCCCGCCCGAGAAGGGGGTAACACTCGGAGCCCCCAAAGCCGCAGGTTCCCAGCCCACAGACGCCGACGAAATCCGCGCCCTCTACGATGCGCTTGGCGTGGAGATGCCCGACGATGCCGTGCTCAACGCGATGCTCGCCAATGCCGCGGGTGAAGCGCCTGGGGAGAAAGTGACAGGCGATCAGATCCTCGCCAACATGGGGATGAGCGAAGAGGCACGCATCGCCGACCGCGTAGGGCAGGAGGTTTACCGCGACCTGCAGAAGTCCGTGACCATCCCGCAAATCCGTGAGGCGGCCGCTGAACTACTCAAGAAAGATGCCGCCGGGGTGGAGCGCTCGGTTCTCGAAGCCTATGCCGAAGGCCGACCCTTTGAGGATGCCGTTCTTCGTGAGGCGGCCAAGATGCTGTTCAACCGCAAAGTCGCCGAAGCCGCCAACAGTGGTGATATGGCGGAAGCGGCGAAGTTCTCAACCGCCTATCATGCGGTGCTCGGTGAGGTTGCCCGCATCCTCGGGACGGCCCGCGACTCAATGCAGACACCCCGCGAGCGTGCGCAAGACTTCATCCTCGAAAACCTGAGCACGCCGATGAAAGTCGAGGATCGGATTGACATCGAAGGCCGCCCGTCATCCGTCCAGAAGTCCCGCCGGATTGCCGACCTTGAGAAACAGATCGAAGACGCCGAGGGTGCCGACAAGAAGGCGCTCACCAAGGCGCTTGAAGATGCCCGTCGCCAACTCTCGAAAGAAGAGCAGACGGCGAAGATCCTCAAAGACCAGACGGCAGAGATCAAGAAGGCTCTCAAGCAGGCCGGGAACTGGACGATTGACGACGTGACGGGCCGCCGTGTGCAACTGCGGGCCGCCTTCGGTCAACTCGTGGTCAAAGCCATCGGCGAGGGTAGCGCCAAACGTGAGCACGCCGTCGATATGATCGTTCACGGGTTCCCGACGAGCGAGATCGCACGGTTCACCGGTTACAGCCCACTCACCATCGATGCGATGCGCGACACCCTGCGCGAGAATCCGCAGCCGATTTACGAAGCGCTTGCCGACCTCATCCAATCGGGCAAGAACGTCGATGAGCTTGCGTCGATGATCCGCGGGAACGTGCTGGGTGCCGCCGAAGCCGCCCCTGAAGGTGAAAAGGCGATGTCACGCGCCGAGGCGTTGAAGCAGGCGATGGAGCTCATCTCACCAGACGACATCAAGCAACTCGTGCCGAGCGCCAAAGAGGCGAAGGGGTGGAAGAAGGTTGATCGCCAGTCCAAGGCCAAGCAGAAAGCCAGCCCTGACGCTGTGGCCGACCGATGGATTGACCGACTGGCCACCGGCAGCAAGAAAGAGCACCGGGACACGCAAGACACGCTCTCGAAGCTCATCCAGCAACACCGTCAATCGGCGGTCGCTGACTTTGTGGACCGTGCCCACGGGTTCGGGATCGATCGGGAGAAGGCGGAAAAGCTCGATGCGCTGATTACCGATGCCCGCCAGACGCAGGGGGCGAAGCCTGAGAAATCCGCCGTGCAACGGGCGATTGAACGGCTTGAGAAAGCCGGGGCGGCAGCCAAGCCGCCCCGCTCACCCGATGCCTTGCGCGACCTCATCAACCAGCACCGCCGCACGCCGATGGACGATTTCACCGACCGTCTGCGGGCGCTTGGGGTGCCGGAAGGCGAGGCCCAGGTGTTGACGAGCCTGATGGCGGAGGATGCGAAGCGCCGGAAACTGGTGCGCGACGCCCGCAAAGAGTCATCGAAGAAACCGACGATCGAATGGAATCCGCTCGAAGAGGAATACCTGCCGTTCGATGCCGAGGACGAGGGGCATGTCGTGAAGATGGCGCGTGCCGTGGGTTCGCCCAACACCCCGACGCTCGACATGGTTCAAGAGTTCTGGATCAACTCGCTACTGAGCGGGACCAAGACGCTGTTCACGATCAACAACATCGGCAACATCACCAACGGACTGATGGAGATGATGCTTTACAACCCGATTGAGCGGGCGCTCGGTGCCGTTGCCCAGGCTGGAGCGAAAGCGGTCGGTGGCGAATACTACAACGAACTGACGCCCCGCCTGCTTGAGCCGGTCATCAAAGGCGCGATGCGAGGATTCGCGACCGGCATCATGCTCGCCAACAAGGCGTTCGTCGAAGAGCGCGACGTATTCGATCACACCTACGGCGGAGAATCGGGGCATGGTATTGGCGGGATGGAGAAGTATGACAACCAAGGCGCAATCCCTGGGCTCACGGGTAAGATCCTCCGCACACCCTCGCGCATCCTGCTTTGGGAAGATCAGGTGTTCAAGACGACCCTTGCTCATGTCGAAGTTGGTCGTCGTGCCTATCGGCGCGGGCTTGCTGAAGGGTTGCGCGGCGGCAAACTGGCCGCCTACGTGGACAGCCAGGTGAATGACCCTGCTTCAATCGCTTGGGTTGAGGCGGCCCGATTCGCTGACGAAGTGGCGTTGCAAGATCACAACGCCATCACTGACTTGATTTCAGCGCTCACCGCCCGCGGTGGTGACACACGCCGGCGTCTCGAAGCGGAGGCGATGAAGCAAGCCAAAGAGGGGGACATGGAAGGCGCGCGCAAGACTGCCAAGCGCATCCGTCAACTCTGGTGGCGTGAGAAGATCGGGAAGTTCATCATCCCGTTCTCAACTGTGGCATCGAACATCTTCCGCTATTTCGTGAAGCGCAGCCCGATTGGGACGTTCACCCACTTGCTACCGGCTACCGTCAACGCCGCGCGTGGACGTGGGGCGAAGGGTGATGTTGTCCGGCATTTGGCGAGCCAGCTTGTTGCATGGTCGGCCTATCTGCTTCTGCGGTCGATGGTTGAAGGTGACAAGGACGACGATAAGAAGCGCGTGCTGCTCGTCGGGTCGGCTGCCGATGGTCGCCGGGATCTGGTGAATCGCACTCAGGGCGGAACCAACCGTGCAGTCTTCCGTTCGGCTGATGGGGCACGAATCGGAGTGCTCGACTTCTCGCGCATTGAATACGCCGGGACCGTGCTTTCATCGATGATCGACGCCATCAGGCTTGAAAAGACGCTCACCCGCGCCGGGACCGACAAAGCCCAGCAAGCCGCGCAAGTGCTCCTCGGCATGGTGGCGAGCATGGCATCGCGCATCGAGGATCAACCGTTCATGCGCGGGCCTGCCCAAGTCGCGAGGGTGCTGGATTCTGCGCAGAAGGCATCAACCGCACCTGGGGCGGTGGTGAAGAGCGGTCAACGCCTGCTCACCGACATCCTCGGCGGGTTTGACCCGAACATTGTTCGCGCCACCCTCCGCGACATCGACCCGAAGAAACGCGACTACAACAACGCCGAGTGGTGGTATTCGCTCGTCCCCCACGAGTCCGGGGCCCACCCGATGATCGACCTCAACGGACGCGAGCAGATCAAGGAAGGAAACGCCATCACCCGCCTCTTGTGGCCTGCCGGTATCCAAACCGGTGAAGTGCTACCATCTGACAAGTGGCTTGAAGAGTTCAACCGCGACAAGACCGGTAGCACCGGCATCAAATCGGAATCGTCCTACTACCCGCGCAAACCCGCCCCAGGCGCTTACTCGTTCAAGGACACCAAGGGCAAGCAGGTTCCGATGACCGCCGACCAGCGTGAAGCGTTCGACCGTCGGGCCGGTGAGCTTTATCAACGTCTGCTCGGGACTGAGAGCAAGGTGACGACCGAAGAACCAACCGGAGGTTTCACGCGCAGTGGCAAAGACGCCAAGCGCCGTGTGGTGACGCCCGTCCCGCCGTTGACACCCGCCCGTGCCGAGTCCGGCAATCCGATGTTCCGCGAGCCGATGGAGAACGCGCTTGAGAAAGCCCGCCAGCAGGCCAAGCAGGAGGTTGCCCGCCCGTCGTTCCTTACTGATTACATGAAGAAATTCCGCAAACCATGAGCGATACACCCACCACCACCCTGAAGCCTCGAGTCCTAATCCGCGGTAAACTCCGCCTCGACTGGGAGACGGAAAACGACCTGATGCGGTATTGCATTCAGATGCGCGGGAACATCCGGACGGAGATGGGTTACAACAACCAAGTCGCCTACTCGATGGGCCGCGGACTCTACAGTTACGGCACCAACCACGGGCAAAGCAGTGTCAGCGGGTGGGCGCTCAAGCGGCGCGAGGCACATTTGCAGTATGAGAACGATTTCACCCATCGCCTCAACACCAAGCGCTTTTCCAGCATCTTCAAGCTTTTCAACGAATCGCTCAACGTCCCCAAACGTGCGGTGAACATCTTCACGGCGCGGACGTGCGAGAACCTGCTCAACACCGACCCGTTCCTCAGTCTGACGCCCGAAGGCACCGAGGATGACGCCGACGCCATTAAATCGGCGGAGAAGCTGTTTCATGCCGAGATCACGACGAGCAAGACCCGCGCTCACCTTCGCGATGCCATCC